ATGACTAAAAAAATTTTTCCTTCAACTGAAAAGAGCAGGCTCGTCCACGAAATTGTGGGCTGGAAGCCGCCAGTGTTCCATCAGGCATCCGAATGCTATGTGTCGGTTTCGGCCTTCGATCCAGCGATCGGTCGTATGCATGTCAAGAAGATCATGCTAGGCCATATCAAAGGGAAGAAAGCGCAGAAGATGTACGGTGAGGCTCTGGTAAAGCGCCTCACGGAGAAACTCATGCAGGGATGGAATCCGTGGGTAGAACTTGTGAATCCGCGAGAATACTCGTCTTTCAACGATGTGGCGGATAAATACAGGGAATACCTCCTGAAGATGTGTGATGAAGACAGCCTCAGGCAAGAGACGGTCACTTCGTATTTCAGTCGCCTACGCATCCTTCAGAACTGGATGGCCGACAATAATGTCAAGGTGTTCTATACCTACCAGTTTGACAAGAACGTCGTTGGCCAGTTCCTTGACTACATCTTCGTGGACCGGAATAACACGCTCCGGACACGCAACAATTATCTTACATGGATCAAGTCGTTCTGCAGATATCTGCTGGATCGTGGTTATGTACCTTCTGATCCGTCTGCAGAATACTCATGTGTGAAGAAACGTGGTAAGGTGAAAGACCGGGATATCATCCCTGATGACATCCTTCAGGATCTCCATGACTATCTGGAGTCGACGAACCGGTTCTTCCTGCTTGCATGCTATATGCTCCACTATGTCTTTGTCCGTCCCAAGGAGATGAGTTATCTGAAGGTCGGTGACTTTTCCATCAGGAACCAGACGCTCCGGCTGTACGGAAACAATACGAAGAACCGTTGTGACGCCGTGGTCACACTACCTCAGAAGGTCCTGAAGCTGATGATCGACCTGAAGGTGTTCGACAGCCCTGGGAACTATTACTTATTCAGTGAAGGTTTCCGTCCTGGACCTAACAGGAGAAGCGAAAAGGCATTCCGTGACTATTGGCACCATCATGTTAGAAAAGACCTTGGACTCACAGACAGGTATAAATTCTACAGCCTCAAGGATACAGGCATAACCAATATGCTGAAAGCAAATACAGATATCCTAACGGTCAGAGATCAAGCCAGGCACTCATCTGTGCTGATTACTGATATCTACACCCCGAAGGATATCATGGCTGCAAACCACCTGCTTCTTAATTACCATGGAGTCCTTTGATATCGATTGCATGAGGCGTGCGGATAGCATGCCTCATGTTGTCTATATTCTATTATGATTATGATACAGAAGATTAATTATTCGTTGTGCATCGGCCGCAATGGTGCCGAGACTCAGAAGGGATATCTTGTCCACGTGGAAGCATACCAGGCTGGGAGAAAAATCTACTTCTCTACTAAAATCCACCTCAGAAAAAATCAGTTTTCTCACGGACTCGTCGTTAATCATCCGCTTGCGGATCGTTATAATACCTATTTATATAAATTAAGGAACGAGATAGAGAAGGTGGAGCTTGACATGATTTCACAAGGCAGACGATGCACGCTGGCCATCCTGAAGGCTGCTTGGCATGAGAACGTCTCAGTTTCTTCCACATTCCGCGACTTTACTCTTTCTGTTGTCTCTCGATCTGCTACGCGCAGCCAGCATACAAAGGATAGTTATGTTACGCTTACTAAGGTCGTCGATGATTTCCGGTCAGGTACTACCATTAAGGATATCGATGTTGATTTTATCAATGACTTTTCTTATTGGCAGCAATCTCGTGGAATGTCTCAGTCAACTATATCTGGCCGGCTCAAGTCCATCCGTGCAATTATCAACGAGGCAATAGCGCGGCGGATCATGTCTGCAGACGATAATCCGTTCCTGCATATAAAGATACCGAAGATTAAAAGCCGTGAGGAGGTGCTTACTGCTAACGAGGTAAGACGGCTGGAGAGGCTTCATCTGAATGGTAAGAGTGCTCATGTTCGCGACTGTGCACTGTTCGGTGTCTATACAGGTCTTCGATATCATGATCTTACAACGCTCACTTCTAATATGATCGTTCGTGATCGGGGGAAAATATGGCTGGTTCTTGAGCCTGCTAAGACGTCCCGTTCATCCGGTGTGGTTGTCCGGCTTCCCCTCTCTACCATATTCGGTGGCAAAGCTGTTTCACTTATTGAACGTTACGGAAGTGTGGAACATTTGTCACATATTGGTAACAATGCGGCGGCAAACAGGACTCTGAAAGAGGTGATTCGCAGGTGTGGAATCTCAGACTCCAGACAGATCACTTTTCACACTATGCGCCACACATTTTGTACTTTGCTTTTAGCCAAAGGAGTGCCTATAACGACTGTCGCCCAGCTGGCTGGTCATACCAAAATTGAGCAGACTCAACGCTATTCACATATTGCCCGTTCGATGATCGCAGAAGATGTGAAAAGAGCGTTTAAGTAGATCCTGGGCGGAGCAGGTATAATGGCACAACTAATTAACCTAAGGGTTAATGAGATTGATAATATAGATGCGGACAACCTTACTCGCGGAATATATTACTCTGGTAATCCCACTACTATTAGTAATAGTCCTTCTGGCATTAGTAACTATCCGACTGTCATCATATATATCGGGAAAAGTGGAGGCTCCGACCGCGGCTTGCAGATAATGATATCTCTGGGACCTAACGATGCAAAAATATTTATTAGAGGACTAATATACAATGGGTGGACTAGTTGGCGTTCGATTTCTTTACAATAGATGGTTTTTAGTGCTGGGCGCTCAGGTATTTCTTACGGCAACAAATATCACAACGTCTGGAGCTGCAATAGAGGACTTTGTAGAAAAACCGTCATACAGGTGTGGATCCTATACAATAGCATCCAGCATGACTGACAAACCTGCTGATTTAAACAACAGTAAGGGATTCATGTTGTTCAACCTATACCCCTATGGCTCGCAAGCATACATGATACAAATATTGATTCAGACGACCAGTATTTGGATCCGCGAAAAAACTAACATTTCCGATCCTGCCACCTGGTCAACATGGAAGAAAGTCTGTTAAAAATACTTCTGGGCGGGAGCTTTTACCACGATTTCGTCAGGAAGCTATAATGACATTATCAATCCTGGTATATATAGAGTCGGTGCAAATGTTATAGATTTTCCAAATGAAAATTTCGGCGTGCAGTGTGTTCTCAATGTATGTAGAACATCTACTAACGACATTGTACAGTTTTGTACGAGAACATCTCAAAATAGACATGCAATCCGCTGTAAAAGTGGATCAACATGGTCGCCTTGGCGGGAAATCTAAATCACGCTTTATTTGATAATTATTCGAGTAGAATGAGATAGTAAGACAATGTAAGATTGTAAGTTGTGTTGTTTTTGACCGTGATATATTTACCGTTGTTTTGGGGTTTGTAAATACAGAATGAATTAGCTGTGTCGGATAATGCGATATTACCGTTACCCGCCATGAGAGTAACTTCACCGTTGCGTCCAGCCCCTATAATAGCGGGCAAGGCCGATAAGGCTGAATTAACCCATACAACCATAATCCAAGACCGTGACTTACCTAATTGAATATTTATAATTCCGCCGCCTGATGACGGGCTAGCATCTGATTTGATTGCGCCCAGGACTGAGAAGTGGACTATGTCTTATTGACTTCTTCCCATTCTGTCCAACCGCTAAAGAGCAACGCTCGTGCCGTCATCTTTGCACCAGAGGCCCTATTCGCGTTTATACATATTTGTATTCCGCGGTCGGAACCTCCACTTTTCCCGATATATATGATGACAGTCGGATTGCTGATTAGTCCTGAAGGCATATTGCTGATGAGTTGTGGATTGCCTGTATAATAAATTCCTTTTGTGAAGACGTCAGCATCTCCGGAAGAGACTTCGTTGACTCTTAATGATATGACTTCTGCCAATATACCAGGTCCGCCCAGGTATTATTCATCCTGGGCGCAATAATCTTCCAATCTACCGCCTTAACGACTGGTCAAGATCTCAATGACTGTTACAATGATGTAACCTACTACTGCAACATACCCAGCGTGACCAAATCACTTGTAAACAGGCCTGAAGGCGTTACGACATACGGAGTTTTATTATTCGTCCTCCGTCCATACGGTACTTCCGGTAATTTCGCCACACAGATCCTTATCAACAAATCAGATATCTACATCAGGTTCAATGGAGGTACTGCGACAGCACAGGACTGGAGCACATGGGAAAAGGTGGCGTATGAGACACAATAACAATACTATTGGTTGGGTACTGCAGTCGCCGTATACATGTACCAATACGTCCATGATGAACCATTGAAATACCTCTTGTATAATCCACTTGCACTGTTGTGCGGGTGCAAAATCTGGTAAACCCTCCTCGATGTTGCAGAAGTTGCCCTTCCTGTGCCATTGGTGCTTCGTACCTCCATTCTAAAAGCAGCTACATTTGTATCAGGGATATGTCCAAGATTGCCACCTCCACCGTTACAATAATAATCCCCGGCTTTAGTATAGTCGTTCAGATCTCCCGCAGAGATTAGAATCTCTCCGATTCCGCCCAGGATAAATAATTCCTGGGCGTAAGGAGATTCTATCAAGCTAATGCCGTTGAAGGTTACACCATCGATGTGGACAACGCTAGACTTGGATTATTATATGTAGTAGAAGGATCCTCTGGGATATGTGGGTTGTACTTGGTAACTTACACCATGGTGGGCCTTGTGTTCGCGACAGCTGAAGGTACGTTGCCTTGGACTGTCACGAAAGACAGAACGGCAAATATGGTATCTGTAACTAAAAACAAAAGTGGTTTGGGCAATCTTGATGTTCTATACATCAGTTGTAGAAAATAGTCCTGGGCGTTAATCTCATGAATGGTATGAGTGGGCATATACAACCAAGAACATCTGCAGCAACAATTACCAAGAACAACGGAGCTTATAATAATCAAGCCATATTGTTTATTGCTGTTAATGGCAATTCCTTGCCATCAGTGTTCATAATCCCTCGAGGAAGTGACAATGAGATTGGTGTCGCGTTTGAAGGAACAGTAAAAAAGACAGACCTCTCTATTGATAACAACGGAGCTATTATAGTATCTGGTTTCAATGGCAATCATATATATTATCGAATTTTCAATATGGAACTTCCATAAGAGACGGTAGCCGCAGCCCCCGTCTCTTATGTTAGGGTTACCTTCAACCAGTCGTACCAGGTTCCTAATACGCAATTGCGGTAATGAACTGCGATAATTTGCCTATTAAGGTCGCCGCCGAGTTCATAGAATTCTTGCCATTTTACAGTACCTATAGTCCTTGTCATAGTAAAACCTCTTTGTGCTCCACTTGGATAGTTGGCACTGCCTGTGGAAACTGGAGAGGCACTGACTATTGAATTGTCAGGTGCTGTATTTAGATCTTTTGTGCCCCATTGTCCACCAAACGTACATCCGCCCAGTTATAGTTCTTCGAAGGAAAATTTCTTCCATCCCGTCCATTGATTGTTCCAGTACATATTATAGAACAGTCCATAGGAATTGAATGCGATTGCCATCTGGTCTGATGTTTTCGGCATGAAAGCGAAGCTTATAATTCGGCATGGGCCGTTCGACGGCTTGTTTTCAATATTGTTTGACGCTGAAGTTGGATAGTAGAAGAGTCCAATCTTGTCAGCAAGGATCTCATACAAATCGCCGCTGGTTATTCGAGTGGCGTTGATGAGATTGATTCCGCCCAGAACTGATGCAAGGTCGGCCAATGAGATCTTACCGTTGGGGTTTCCGTTGGCGTCATGGAGCTGTACCATGTCGGCGGTTGAAGCTGTACTGCTGGTCTTGGCAGTAAGCGAGTTTACTAGATTTTTTACTGCGCTAATAAATGTTCCCATAATTGTAATGTTTTATTTGTTATTAATTGATTTTTTTTTCATTTAATTGTCATATTCTTCAATTTATTCCTTCATCCGGTACCATCGTATTGAGCAAGTATGGCATAACATTGTTGTCGCGTCGATATGACCCCTCGATCTTCAGTACATGCCACCATGAGTTCTTGCATATCAGTTTGATATATGTAATACCGTCAAGGGCTGCAGACTTATACGAGGCACCATACCGGCTGCCGTTCCACCCAAGGTAGTTAACCCCTCCGCCCGGAGCCAGAGAGACGATGCCGCTGAAGGGGTTCCAGAACCCTTGGTGACCGGACAGACCGTCTGTGAACCCGACAAAAGATAGATACCAGTTGAAACTGAGCTTCATGCCGTTGAATATCTCTATGATATGTCCTTCGTTGTCGGCAGACGGTTCCGGAAGCACGACAGTTCCTTCGTAGAAGTTGTGTGACAGAGTGACAATCGTCTCATCTGTAACCAGACGGACTCCATAGTTCGCGGAGCAGGGCGCTGTCTTGTACGAGATGCTTCCGCCGTGCAGCTGTCCCCTGGCCACGATGTTGTTCGCCACCATTTTACCCTTCTTCATGTCGAGGCAGAACTGCGGCACGAACTTCACCCTGCGGATGCGTATGTTCCTCACCTCAGCGTATTCCCCGTTGCCGGAGCTCGACAGTCTGAAGTACAGTGCGAACGAAGATGAAGTATTGATGTTCGGCGTGACGAAGAAGTAATGGCTGAAGAAGGTGTTGTCGTCCCGATACTCTTGCGGAATCGTTCCGACGGACCATGACGGGTAGGAAGGATTGTTTCCGAACCCGCTCATGGCCAGTACGACCTCCAGATCCGCACCGTTGCTGAAGCACTCCAGCTCGATGCTGTACATCTTGCCTCCCCAGGTGAGAAAGCAGAGGTCCGATCGTACCGACTCGCTGAAATCCCCGTTCTCCACATCAATCAGTCCGTTGTGAACGAGCGGGAATATGCTGCGGTCGGAGATATCCTCATACATATCACCTTCCCCGAACATGTCATCCGGATCGCAGTACTGGTACTTGGTGGCGTTGTTGATGGCCTGCTTGGTGTTACCCAGTCCCAGTGCTATGACGTACTGAGACATCAGGAAGTCACCGTTGATGATCGAGGCCCCGAACTTCGCGAAGCTTCCGAAGATGGCCTCCGTTATCAGGTACTTGAAGTCGTTCACCATGATCTCCCAGTTCTCGTTGTATACGATCTGCTGCGAGCCTCCTATGCTCTCGTAGTGGTACGGAGCCCCCATCTCAGCCATGGTGTACCGCCCCGGTGTCTTGGGGTTGAACACATAATAGTTTTCGTAGTACGAGAAGAACGGTGCCATGGCATCGGTCACGTCGTAGCTGACCAGTGATGAGTTCTGCCATTCCTGCGCATAGTAGTAGAAGCGTCCGGGACGTCCGTCCGACCCCCCAGGCCCCGTATCACCGTCCTTGACTACCGGTATCTCCAGCTTTGCAAGGTATGTCGATGGTGCTGCTGATGCCGAACCCGTCGAGGTGTCCGTCATGAACACCACCACTGCGTCTGCGTAGTTGCTGTTCTGCGGGTCTGAGCTCACTGCAGCCGAGGATATCGCCATGCTCGTGCCCTTGGATGTTCGGCGGGTGATACGGGTGTATGTCGTTCCTTTGCGGCGGTATGCAGATGCATAGCAGCTGTATGCCGAGAGCGTTCCGTCCTGCAGCTTGTAGAAGTAGACGGTCACTGTCAGCGTTCCCGTCGTTGAATCTGACGCGATCTTGATGACACCTATGGCAGAGCGTATCTCATAGTTCACGCCGCCGTCTCCCTGCTCACCCTTGACGTTGTTCCAGGTGTAGTCGGTGGCGGTGGTGGAGTCTGCAGTGTTCTCATCGACGAGCACGCCCATCCATGGCATCTGGGATGTGGGTGCGATGGTGAATCCGGTGACTGCTGTGGCATTGGGGCGTGTCTGCTGTCCCTCCGGAATGTCGATCTGAGACGAACTGAGCGTGACACCCGTTGCCCAGGCTATATGGGTGTAGTATGTCTTGCCCGGTTCCCCCTGGAACACGCCGAGGTCGATCCATCGTCCGCTACCTTCCGTCACCCACTGGTAGAGGTGTCCGTTGTCCTGCTGTGTCACGCAGTCACCGTTGGCCATGGTGATCACCGTGCCGTCAACGAGCGTGGCCGACCCGGAACTCCTCTTGCTGGCGTCGGCTACCAGTCCTCGCGGGTTGATGGAGGTACCGTTCGTGCCGCTCAGGCGCTGGTACGACCAAGTCCCTGCAGTGTAGGTCCTGGTACTCGAGTTCAGTGTCATAGTCCTGGATCTACGCCACAGGTAAGCACGGTTGCTGGAGTTGGCAGGTGTGTACGCCTTCCAGCTCGATTCTGTGCAGTCAGACGGCATCGTTGATGCACTGGCCGTGGTCGCCTGGTTGCTCCATGCCTCCTGCACCTCGATGTAGGACGGCTGGCTTACGCCGTCCTCTACCGTGGAGACCGAGATGGTTCTTGATATCGTCTTCTGTCTTGGCATCTTACTTGATTGCTTTAAGGTAGCCTGTGAGGTACTTGTCGAAGGTGTCCTTAACCATATCGTAGGGGAGTGTGAGCACTGCCCAGTTGTTGGCCGACAGCCAGTCGAGCTTGCGGTAGCCGTACATCTCGTTGGTGACCACCGTGCTCTGCACGTTGTTGAGTCCTGCAATTTTCGCGGTGACGACACTTCCGTCACTCTTATGCAGCCTGACGAAGATGTCCGTCCATGTCGGATCCGGGGTGGAGTCATCCATGGCTCCCATCCACACGCGGAACGTCACGCTCTGTCCCTTGTGCAGGGTCATGCCGCCTCCGTCCTGTCCGGCACCGCCGTTTGATACGACTGCCTGGATATACATCTGCTCGGGGTCGGTCTGGTCATCTATACTCTCGTATGCGGTATCGTTGAGCGTGGCGCTCTGGCCGCTGGAGGTGGTGTTGTAGGTGAACACGCACTTGATGATGGCGTTGTCCGTGATCTCCTTGGCAGCACCGAGGCTGTCATCCTCAGCCACCTGCATGGCCTGGTTGTATGTGGTTCCTCCGTCGGTGACGTTGGCTCCGGCACCCAGCAGCACATCGTTCATATACCACTGCGTGGTGAACTGCGATGCGGATATCTCCTGCCCGTCCGCACCGTAGAGCCGTGCCCGCATGGTCTTCTTCTGACCCTTCGTGGTGATCACGTTGGATCCGTCAACGAACTCGATGAGTCCGAGGATACCGTTCGACATGACGCCCGTGATGCGCACGAACGTCGTGATAGTGAACGGCACTGCACTGCCTCCCAGCGTATATGATCCGCTGTATCCGATGGTATCGGTGTTCACGTTGGTGTTGCTGGCCAGGTTCGCCTTGATCCTGATGGCAGGTACGTAGACACCGCTCGGATATCCCAGCGGGGTGTAGTTGTTCACCAGCTCGAACCGTGTGTCGTTGGCGAAGTTGATGGGTGTGCCGTTGTACGTCCATGTACCGCCGCTGTTGGCCGGCACGCGGTCGGATCCGCTGATGAGATCGACGTAGACCACCGGTCGGTTGGCTGCAGCGTTCCAGTTGGGAACGCAACCGTTTGCTGTGTAGCCCTGCGACAGCGGTTTGTCGGAAAGAAGCTGCGCATGCAGCGTGGAGCCGTCATCGATGGCCTCCACGAAGATCTTGTTGGATATTGTACTCATGGTCGTTGTGATTTATTCGGTTTCTTCGGTATTTTCCTCAACTGGAGCTTCCTCAGCTGGAGTCTCTGTAGCGGTCTCCGTCTCTTCCTCCGGTTCCTCCGTTGCTGGGCCTATCTGGAAGTTGTTTCCGGCGATGAGCGTGTGAGCCTCTTCGCTGGTTGTCTTCTCAACACCTGGCAGACCGCTGATGTACTCGTCTGTGGTGAATCTAATGCGTGAAAGGTCTCGTTCGTTCAGTACGTAACGTCCGTCCCGGATGCGGTAGCGGCTGTCGATCAGCCCGCTTCTGCGTGCGATATCCTCTGAAACGAGGTAGGTAGCTGCGTCCATCATAATCTTATGCATTGTTTAAGTTAGAATCTTGCGAATACGGTCTCCCCGTTGTCCGTGACAGGCTCTCCTCCGTCGGTCACCACCTCAAGGGCACCGAGCATGTACACCTCGCTGTGCACGGGTGTGGAGTACGATGTGGTCTGCTTTACGGTGCTGCTCTTGACAGTCACCGTCTGTCCCCATCCCATGTTGGTGTAGCTTGACGAAGTGGACACGCGGCGGAGGTAGTTGATCAGCAGGTTCGCGCTTTTCTGTTCCTCGGTGAGTGTGGTACCCTTGATGTTCACCACCGTTTCGAACGTGAGGTCGCGGTTGTTGTCGTCCACCGCACCCCCGTTCTTGCATACGGTCATGGCATCCGTCTTCGGCCAGTCCCATACCACCGATGCGACGGCCTTCTCCTTCATCAGTGCCGATGAAGCCGATGTGGTCTTGCGGGCACGGCACACGATGGAGATGTTCTCCGCGTACATGGCATCGATCCTCACGGTATCCTTGCCCTGGCCTTTCCCTGTCGGCTGTGTACAGTTGGTATAGCATGGCAGGGTGTTCAGTAGCACCTCCGTTGTACTGTCGCCCACGATGCCGTACCACTCGATGTAGTGGCTGGCCGTCACGTCCTGGTTGTTCGCTCCGAGAAGCTTCGCCTGGAACTCGTAGACGGAGGATTCTGCCTTCAGAGCGTTGAACTTCTGAGACGGCGGGCACTGCAGCTCCACCTTCAGGATGTCTGCCGATGCGTCCTGGTTAGTGGCCAGCGACACCACCTTGTGTACCATGTAGGTCACGCCGCTGTCACGCGGGTCTATATAGTTGGCCACGCAGCACAGCGTCACACCTCCCGTGCTTCCTGCAGGCGGCGGCACGTTCTTCTTCACTACCAGTCTTCCCGGTGTTCCCGAGGTGGGGCAGTAGTAGTCCACGTTGTCCCCGTCGGCCACTGCTGTGATTCGCACGAACCCCCGACCGGGCCACAGTGCATCTGATCCCGAGTAGTCCGTGGAGTTCCCTGGTGTAAGCAGGTACCATGCCACATTCAAAAATGACGGCGAGTACATGCTGCCGGAGGATTCGTCCACCGCCTTGATGGTCGGTGTGAGGATCAACGGTGTGTTGTTGCGGTTAGGCGAGTATTCCCCGCTGTTCACGTAGTACCACTGCTCCAGACTGTCCGACGGAATGATGTCGAAGATGTCAGACAGCGGCTGCAGGTCGGTGATGATGACCGCCGGTTGCGATATGTTGAGTCTTTTCCCCATATATCAGCTTATTATCTGGTTATCTACAATTCTTGTCGATTTCCCGTCGTTGACGGTGGCCACGCAGGTGAAGATGGCCTTGTTGGCCGAAGACCACGTGGCTGGCATGTCATTGAGGGTGAGGTGCAGCGCCTTCTGTCCCACGTGCTGAGCGTCCCATGTCTCGTCGGCTGCGGTCTTTCCGCTTTCGGATGATCGCGTCCAGCTGAAGTATTCGTTGTCGAGGTCGTCCGTGATGTCGATGCCGCCGTAGAACACATGTGGGGTGATTACGGTGTCGACCTCATGGCGCCGGAAGGCGAATCCCCTGCTCGATGCGAACTCCATGGTGAGGTTGCTGATACCCTCCACCATGAGCCAGTATGGACTGTTCCATTTCGGCTCGTAGTAGGTGGCCACACCGCCAGATATCACGGGTTGGTGCTGCAGGCATCTCCACTTCATCCCCCTCCAGCTCACCTCGTGCGTCTCCCACTGCAGGTGGTCTGGGTTGTATTCGTTGTACAGGTAGATGCCGTGTCCGATGCTCGGTACGCTGATCGTCTCCTCGTTCTCCGTTCCCGGGTTTATTACCACCATTCTCGGTGTCGTTCCGTCCATCCACGTCCCGCAGTCGAATATGTTGTTCATCGGGAGCCCGGCAGCGTCGATCTTGACGAAGTTCCCGACAACAATGCCCTGTGCGTAGAGCCAGTCGGTGTGTTCTCCTACGATGTTCAGGATCTCCCTCACCTTGGGGTGCGACTTCACGAACTCAGGCAGCTCACCTATGGTCACTCCGTAGTTCCCGCTCTTGAGGATGGGGGAGTCCACTCCCGTATGCTTGATCACCCGTCCGTCGGATGTCGATATCATGAACAGGCGCTGCCGGCGTACGATGCTTGCCTTGACGGCCTCATAGTCCGGTGCCGTCGGATCTGAGTAGTCGATGCATCCCCAGCGGGCAATGGTCATTAGCTTGCACGGCGGGTAGTTCTTCCCTGCAGGGGTGACGTGTACGCGCTCGCCTGTCACGGGATCGTCGTAGTCATCACTGTAGAGCACCACCTGTATCTGGTTCACGCCGAGCGTTCCCGACGTGTTGTGCGTGGCGATGACGCGCATCCAGCTGGTGTAGTATTTGTTGGATCCGTCGACCTCGACGGACATAGCCTCCGTGACGTCCGATACGCCTGCCTGCCTGGCGGCAAGGGTGTTGATGATGCCCTTGATGATGTTGCCGTACATCTGTCCGGTGACGTATCCGTCCCACTTCTCCTTCAGTGTGAGGATGTACGACACGCTCTGGTCGGTATCGTCGATGACCTGCTCCACGTCCTCTATCTGGTCGTTGTCGGAGAAGAGTGTGTCCCCTTCCTGGGCCTGCAGGCGGTTGATGATCATCTCGAGCACCTCGAGGGTGCTGCGCACGCGGAGGCTCTCGAGCTCACCGTTGCCGTAGGCATCGATCCTTCCTCCGGTACCACCGTACATACCTTCGATGAAGTTACCGAAGGTGGCTCCCTCGTTGGCCGATATCAGGCCGTTGGCCACCAGCCCCTGCACGAAGGTGGCCAGTGCCTGCGAGGTGAGTCCAGCGGCGAAGGTTATCAGTCCGAGAGCGGTGTCCGCATGCTCCTTGGAGAGGAATTTCCTGCTACCGATCTCTGCGATGAGTGTCGGGGCGATGGAGTTGATCAGCTGCCTTACCTCCTCCTCGCTGATTCCCGGAGGCGTGAATCCTCCCCCTTCCGTATCATAGCCGAGACTCCTGGCGATGAACGTCAGGATCGCAGCCATCGTAGTGGAGCCCCATGTGTCTGAGTAAGGACTCTGGACTGGAAACAAAGCCCCGCCACTCAGCTGTGTTCTGGGGAACTCAGCTAAGCGCGGGGCGATCGAAAAAGATCCCTGGTCGGGTAGGGTGATGTCGATGGCACCGCTTGGGGTGTCCGCCCTGGGTATGTTCAGATACGGCCGTGCCGTCGCGAACTTGTACGTGAATGTGTAGCTGCTCGGCAGTTCCTTCGCCTGGTATGACACGTCGCTGTCGGTCACCACGATCTTCCTGATGAACGATCCTGCGTAGATGTACTTCCCCAACGACGGGAAGAAGTCCAGCAGCCACAGCCGCTCACGCTTCCCGAGGTGCCCGGTGTTCTTCTTGAACTTCCTACGCGTGTCCACCCTGTATTCCTCGGTGTCTTCCTCGATCTCCGCGATGTTGTGGGTATGCTCAGCCGTGTTCTCGCTGTCTCCGTAAGCCCTGAAACAGTCGATTCCGCCCAGTGAGTTCTCGAACAGCACCCACTGTTCCTCCTCGCTTTTCATGTCGGATGCGTAGTAGCGCTGGATGTAGGTCGCTCGTGATCCTCCGACCTCGGCCCATACGTCGTAGTACAGCGGATATCCTCCTACCTTCCCGGCAATGATCCCGTACTGTACGGGAACGGTCCAGCACTGCCCGGCTGGAATGGTGGCCAGTGTGACTGTCACGTCACCTGTCTCCTTGTGTGCCGTGCATTTGATGGTGGCCGCACTCACGGCGTAGTAGGTGAGGAATTCCGGTGTGTAGTATGTCACGGGCTTGCAGTTGGGCTGCCAGGTGAGGAAATTTCCGGTAAGGAAATTGCCCACGCTGTCGGCCAGATTCTCGATGCCTGCCCGCAGCACGTCGAAGGTGAGCGTGTCGGTCTCTTCATCCATAGTGGCAGTCAGGGTGAACTGCTTGACGATGTCCGTCTGGCGGTAGGGTGTGTCACTGTCCTGCAGGTGGAACGTGAGCCGTGGTATGACTATGTCCCTCAGGTTGATCTCGATCCGCCCGTTCCCGTCCGGCTGGTACCGGTGGACCATGAACGGTTCCCCTCCTGCCTCCTGTAAGGTCACGGTGGTCTCTTCCGTGGCATGGATCACCACGTTGGGCATGTTGCCCGCCAGCTGAAGTGAAGCGATGGTATCTATGGTCATGGCTGATATTTTTTGCAAAAATAGCTATTTTCTTCCTCGCGGGAAAGGACATGTACTATCTCAGCCCTCCCCATCGTCCTCCTTGGGCTCTTGCATCGTCCGCCGACACACATTCCATCCATGTGGTCAGGCGCGTGTATTTCCATTTTGAGTGTCTCCAGAAGGATCCGTGCCGTACCTTCTCCGCATAGACCGACGTCTGTTCCCCGTACCTGCTCCCGGCCATCTCCTCGGTAGGAATGGGAGGGTAGATGGTGGCGAATACGCGGTCCTTGTCGGCACCTGCGTTGTTGTAGTCGCTTTCGCTGACCTGTGCGGAGGTCTTCTTTCCCACCCACACATATCCGGTATTGAGGTCAGGCATCATCTCCTGCAGGGACGGTGTCCGGCTTACCGGCTCCATCAGCGTGACGGTACGAAGCGTCGACTCCATGGGTGCCGTGCCGCCGCCCAGGACGAACTTCAGCTTGTCGATGAGGAACGGCACTCCCCGGATGATGTACTTTCCGACGGCCGGCATATTCATCTTCTGGCTCTGTGAAAGGAGCAGCTTCACCTTCACCTCGTGCAGTGAGTTCCTCAGCAGGAGGTCGAATTCGCGGTAGAACCTCTCGAATATACCGTCTGCGCCGTTGAAGAACAGGGAATAGTCCCACATCCTTGGCAGGTCCCCGTCGTAGATGTCGTAGTTGGACAGCGTTCCCTCTGGCTTCCCTCCGGACTGGTAGGCAAAGGCGAGCATCGGCTTCATCTTCCTGCTGTCGTCACTGGTGTCGACATCGTCATCGTCGTTGGCCGTCACCAGCTTGGAGTTCAGCGTCTGGTACCCTCCTATGTACAGGTACCGTCCGAATCCTACCGTGGCCGTATCCTCCTCGATGGCCTCAACGTACCTGAGCTGCCGGAGTTCAGGCATGCAGTCTGCCGTCTTCACTTCCTGTATCTCGTTCTCCTCGCCGGTGTTGAACGGCTGCGAGCATTCGCCGATCTTCGTATGTACCATGGTGTTGCCGGAGAAGCCGTCTGCATAGAAGCATCCGTCTGCAGGGTCGAAATATGCCTGCGGATGGTCGGCCACCATGGAGCGGAAGTCGTCATAACTTTCGGTGACCTCCTGGTCGACCTTCTCCTCGCATTCCAGCACGATCCGCTTGTAGTCCTTCCCAGATTTGTACTGGAACGTAGGCTCTGCGGTCATGCAGCGGGTGAGGTCCGCCACAGGTGCGGCCGACACCATGTCGCGGAGGAATACGACGCTCGATGTCCCGCGGATCTCGTCTGTCGTGAACTCGCAGCAGAACTTCTTCCTCCACAATGTGAGGAAATCCAGCACGGTGATGTCAGGCAGCAGGTCGGCCACCTTGAGCCGGCCGTTGACCAGCGCGTCGATGACGTTGTTCACGATCACCATGTCCGTGAACGGAGCATCCTGCGTGAAGAGGCAGTCCTGCAGCTCGTATCCGAAATGCGCGAAGACCCTCTGCAGTACATACGTGGCCCGCACGAACGGCGACAGGTAGTATCCAGTGCCTGCGGTTATTGGCAGCGTGTCGATGTACTCCGTGCGCTCCGTGGCAGCATAGTAGTCACAGCCGGATCCTGACCCGTCTGGATTGAACACCTGTATGGTGGGGGGCTCTTCGCCGAATCCGGGCTTGGCGCGGTACGACTCCTCCTTTCCGTACGCATTCAGGATCTTGTAGTTGAATCCGGTGTCCAGCCCAGAGTCGTCGTCAAGCAGCACGGGGAAGATCCGGAACCTCTCGTCGGTACCGCTTCTCAGCGTTCTGCAGAACTGTACGGCTGCCAGTACGCGGTCGGCCATGGTGTTCCCCGGGAACTCAATGGTGTCTTCCTGACTGCTGAAGACCTCCTTCAGCTTGACGTTGGCCACCTTCGAGTAGAACGATCCGTCGTTCAGGTAGAACGATGTGCTGATCATGCCGTGGCGGGTGGCACTGAGCAGTGCCTGTCGGCATTGGGCGAAGAACTCTCCGTCCTGGATGCTGACGTCGGCAAGTGTTGTCTTCTTCACGCGGCCGAACACGTCCGGATACTCCAGCAGCCGTCGGTTATGGTCGTCTGCAGGGATATCGAGCGGGATACTCTGCTCGGTGTATTCGTTCAGGAACGGGTTCGTGCGTTCCACTTCGATCTTGGTGTCCGGATGCAGGTGCAGTGCCAGTCCGGACAGGAGGTGGGTTATCTTCATCCTGCTTCCTTTCTTGCTATGTTACGTGACTGTTGGCGTATTTTCTGCTGTGCGTCGAACTGGTCAAGCCCCACGGTGGCGGGGATACCGTTCCTCTCCAGGCGGTCGAGGATGATGACAAGTCTGGCGAGCTCGTCCCTGTATGCCACGTCGGCGGTGCGCCCGTCCCGGGAAGGATACCGGGTGCCGTCTCCTGGCTGCTGTGAAAGCGATCCTCCGGACTCGAGGCCCGGGAACTTGGTCACCACCCACTTCTTCAGGTCGAAGGTGCGGATGGTACCTGCCTTCTGTGCGCGGTCAAGGTCGTAGAGCAGGGGAGCGACGGTGGGATTCTCCACTGCGCTGTTGCTGGCCACCCACTCCTTGCTCCTCGGACCCTCACCGACGATGACGGTAGGACGGTCGACGAACCCGCGTTTGTCCGGTTTGAACTCCGCATGGAACTTCTTGCCGTCCTGGCGGCGCTCCACGTCGAGGAACCCTCCGTCTTCCAGACCGGTGGCCACGCGGGCTCCGGCACCCGTGTTGGATGATGATCCGTTGAGTGTCATCTTCTTGATCTTCTCACGCTCGGAGTTGGCTGCGGCCAGCTGTGCCGCTCCGGTGATACCCATCAGGGCTGCTGCCACGGATCCCGCTATAGGTCCGAGGTCGGCGTAGGACTTCATGATGGATACGGCGGTGTCGGCAATGATCTGTGAGGCCTTGACGGCGAAGTTCACGTCGGCATACTTCTTCTGTATCTTCAGCTGGTCCTGTGCCTTCTTGTTCTCGAGTGCGGAAGTGTCCTTCCCAGCCTTCCTGGCCGCCTCGATCTCGGCATCGTACTTGGCCTCAACGTTGGCCAGCTCCGCATCCTGCAGGGCGTTGACCGCATCGCCGAACAGCCTGTTGTAGTAGTCGAACGACTCCTTCCATTTGTCGCGCCGCATCGAAGACACGGCATCCTCGTACTCTTCCTGCGTGATCTTCTTCTCTTCCAGGTGCCGCTTCAGCTGCTCCATTTCCGCATCGAAGAGTTCCTGCTGGGACACCAGCCCGTAGCGCTGACGTATCTGCAGGTTCTGCTGCTCAGCCCGCTCGACGGCCCGCTGCTCCAGGATCCTGTACTTGTTGTTGATGGATGCGATGGCATCCTGGTATGATTTGTTGACATCCTCAAGGTCAAGTCCGTTCTCCTCGGCGTATTCCAGCGACGCCCGGTAGTAGCCCTCCAGAACCTTCAGCTGGGCATCCTTTTCCACGGCCAGCTTCTCCAGCTCGGTCAGTCCGGTGGTATCCTTGGCCATGGATCGGATCTTCACCATGTTGTCATTGAACGCCTTATGTGCGGCCAGCTGGGTATCGAACGACTTCTGCTGTGCCTGCTCGACGCGCTTGTTCTGTGTGTCCAGGATCTCCTCCTTCTTCTCCCCGTTGTGGAGGGTGAGCGATTCGGCCTTCTTGGCATACTCCGTCTCTATGGCGAGCAGCTTCGCAGCATGGCCTACATTTGCCGTCTGCTCCTGCAGTGCATACTGTTCCTTGGTGAGCTGCTGCGCGACGAGCATCTGCTTCAGGTTGTTGATGCGCTGCTGGTAGCTGCTGTTCTCCGCATCCACTTCCGCCTGTCTGGCCTTGTTGAACTGCTTCAGCGCCTTGCTGTCCTCCTCGGCCTGCTGCTTGGCCGTATTGTCGTGGGAGGAACCTCCCTTTTTCTTCTTGTCTTCCTGCTTACCCTTCTTCCCCGTCACCGTCACTTCAGGCAGCGTGTTCTCCGGCTTGGGTGCGGTGACTTTCCTTCCTTTCACCACCCGGTTTATACCGTCGATAAAGTTGTTTCCCCAGCGGGTACCCACGTCGGCGGCATCGTTGACTACTTTCGTGGCGTTCTTCACGATATGGTTCCCCAGGTCGGCCCATGCTTTTTTCATACCGTCAAGGTCTAAGTAGAAGACACCCTCTACGATCTTCGCCAGGTCGACGATGGCTCTGCCCACACCCTTCACGATGTCAATGACGAGGTCGAATCCGAGTTCAATGGCTTTGAACGCTGTGTCGAAGGCCACGCGCACCGTCTCAACCACAATGCGCACCGTGGCCAGTTCGTCGTAGAGCTTGGTGCAGTATGAAATAATGTTCAGGACTAAATTGATAGCACCCACCTTTAATTTGGTGAACATTTCCTGTCCCTTCTCCGCAATGGGAAGGAATGCCTCTCCGATCTCACGTTGCTTGTTCGTGAGCTCCGTAGTGGCACGGGTGGCACGTTCGGCTGCCGTCTCGTAGTGCTCGCCCTGTTCGTCGAGCTGCTTGTCGATGATCTGTCCGACAGCCTCAGCCATGGTGGCACCGCCCTCCATCTTCTCGGTGAGCTCTGCAGCACTGATACCGAGGTTGTCGAGGATCATCTTGGACTGGCGGCCGAGGCCCGTCACTATGGAGTTGGTGAGGTAGTCGACGCTCTGGCCGGTCTGGGATGCCTTCAGCTGGGCGAACTCCAGATATTTGCCGAGGTTCTCCAGAGGGATCCTGAAATCGTTGGCCTGTACAGCAGCCTTCATCAGCTCAAGGTCGGTAACGGTGCCGTGCGTGGCCTGACGCAGTCCCTTGAGAAGGTCTGGGCGGTCGAGGTTGTCGAAGGCATGCTTGATACCGTCCGCACTTCTGGCCATCTCCACACCCTCTGCAACGAAATCCTTTATTCTCGATATGGCAGCGGAGGCCATATCCGTGAGCTTTGAGAACGCGGCGGTGGCCAGTCCGATGATACCGCCTGCGGCGAACATCGACTTCAGGTTGCCGAGCTTGCCGCCCATCAGCGTGTCGAGGATTCCTCCTCCGCCGGACTTCCCGCCGGCACCGCTCAGGTCGAGTCCGCTGGCAGTCTGCTTCAGCTCTGCCATGCGCTGCTGCACCTCACGCAGCTTCTCGGCATATTTCTGCCATGCTTCCGGTTCCAGTTCCTTGGAGGTGCTGTCAAGTGCACGCTGCAGGTTCTTCGCCTCCTTCCGCAGCTGCTGCATGGACATGCTGTTCACACCGAGCTGCTTGCTCATCTCCTGGAGCTTCAGTTTCTCGTTGGCAATGGCCTGTGTGGTGTCCTTGATTGCCTTGGTGGCCGCCTTGTACTCCTTGCTCGATTCACCGAGAGCGGCCTTCACTGCAGCCTGCTGCTTGCGTAGTTCCTTCTCCCGCTCCTCGAGATCCTTGATGACCTTGGAACTCTTCTGGATCTCCTGCTGGAGCTGGGATGATTCTGCCGTGAGGATGAAATTGATGGTATCCTCGCCAAGTCTTCCTTTTGCCATGTCTATCGTTTTTTAGTTATTTCAGCGGCCTGTCGCAGACGGTCACCGATTTGCTTCCTGACCTCGTCGGTGAACCCACGGCGAAGCTCGGGGTACATCTGCTGATATACCACAGGCCATACGATCTTGTTGTACAGGTTCCTGCCTCCGTCGCCACGTCTGCCCTTCTTCTTCCGGTACTGGATATCGAGGAACCTCATGTGGAGGGGAATGAAATAGTGTACGCTGAACTTCTTGTCGGCGATCTGCATGATCGGCATCGGATGGTCGGCGAAGCTCCTCAGCTCACCGCTCCGGACGTTGAACGCGCCGACAGCAGGCTTCCATTTCGACTGGATTTCCTGCATTGCATTCTTGATGGTCTGATGAACAAAGACCTTCCTTATCAAGTTTTCCGTGATCATACCGCAAAGTTACGCGATATCGGGACAAAAAGAAAGGACGCCCGTCGCAATGAGGGCATCCTTCCAAAAAGATGACAAAAAAGAAACACTAACTCTTCTCCCGGAACATCCACCTTAACAGCAGTCCGTGGCTACCGGGACGGTTGCAGAAATCATAGCCGGCATCCCTCAGGGCGGAGAACACCTGTTCCCTGGATATCTTTGCAGAGGGATCTATGTCCCTGATGGCGGCCAGTACCTCATCCGTGGAGAACCAGTGGGTGGTTTCCGCCGGATTGGCTGCAGGCCGGAAGTTGACGCTGAGCGCAGCAATGTAGATGCTGACATCGGTCGGCGCCTGTTCCTGATCCTGCTCCTGTTTTTTCTTACCCTTGTTGCTCATTTCCAAAAGATATTTTATTCAACGATTTGGCTATCATGCGGCAGTCCTTGATGGATGTCCGGACTTCCGCCACTAGCCTCAGATATTCACTCTTGTCTGAGAGTACCAACCCCTGGGATGTTTCCAGGAGCACATCCATCACCTGCTCCAACATTTCGGCCCTGTCCTCCAGGTACTCTACGGATATGATTTCCTGCAGAGTACCCAGAGGGACATTGTCATTATTCAGATTATCCATATACTTGTAAATTATACTTATTATATAAATTAGAACGCTTCCGCAATCTTGAACACATCAAAGGTAGCCTGGTTCTCGAAGCCGTACGTCTTGATCCTCTTAATCCGATGAACGTACAGCCTTGCGATATCCGTTTCGTCCCTACCGCTCACCAAGAATATCTGGCTCTTATCTGAATTTCCAAAAGCAGTACGACTCAAGTGTGCGGTATGACCTTTCGGACGATCTTTCTCAATACGCTTGACTAATCTGTGGTAGAAGGTGTCGAAATCCTCTTCACTCAGGAATGCATTTCCGTTCATGCCTTTCATCATAGACACCGTTTTGTCATAGAACTTGGGATGCTGGTTGCGCTCCCAGAAGTCACAGCAGAAAATCATACCTCACCTCCTTCCTCTTTGTATTCTCTTACATTCCAGTAAGGAATGCTAATCCCTCGCATCGAGGAGCCTGATGCATGAATCCTTATGTATCCATCATTTACTGCATTCTTTTGCACCTCAACATAGTATTTTTGAGTCTTAGGGTACTTCTTGTTGAGTTCATCAACCTTCTTTTTCAACGATTGAATTTCTGCAGAAAAGGCGTTCTCATCCTTGACATACGTGAAAGCATGTTCTTCGTTCAGGAACTTCAGGATTTCATCAACCTTTCGCCCTTGCACACTGTATGCAAATGGTCTCCCCAAAACTCTCATACGGTACCTCCTTCCAGCCATCCGGCCACCATCATCACCACCACCAGCGCCACCATGTAGAGGTGGGCCAGTAGGACGTGCTTGTTCGTCACCGTCTCGCCCGTGAAGGCAGAGAACCACTCGTTCTTAGTCGCCAGCCAGGTGACTAAGTTGTGACTAAGTTCTTCTCTCCAGTTCTTTACAGTTCTCCCCACATTGGAAAGAACCGACGGGCGAACCTGCCCCAATTGAATTGTCTGTTGCATATCACTCTATGTGTTTAGCTGTACAGGGATCCGCCCTGTTCGGTTTCCCATGGTGGGAATATCTTCTTCCCATGGCGGGAACGTTCTGTTCCCATGGTGGGAGTGCCCTGGAAAAGGGGGAGAGTGCAAGGTCTGTGCCAACAGCTCCTTCATCATCACTGCATGAAGGCATCTCCCCCATGGAGAAGAAGGCGTGCCAAGCTTTGGAACGTTGCACCCCTGCGGGTGTTCTGAATATACCACCCTGCCTTGCGGCGAGGGTCGCCTTCCCCTATAGGACAGAGAAAGCGGCAGCCTTCCCTGTCGCTAAACACATAGAGCAATCGTCCAAGGACTTTATTTCTACTGGGTGGCCACCGCTATTGGTGTAGTGAGACCTCTGGCAGGTCTCGAAAAGTAAGAGCATAAAAAATGCCCGATCGGATGTTCGGACGTCTTTCACCGCCCTTGGAGCGAACCGCTCTCTATGTATTTAGCGATGGCAAAGGTATGAAAAAAATCCGAATCTGCAAAAAAGTTAACGTTATTTAAATAAATAACATAACAAAAAGTTTGTTGTATATTTGCAGAAGAAAAAGAAATGGAATTGGATTATTAATAAAAAAAAAGCTATGGATTTTAAGGATTCACTCAGGCAGCTGGCGGACAGGATCGTGCAGCTGCGGGATGGCATCCAGACCGAGGAAGCCACGAAAAACGCTTTTATCATGCCGTTCATTAATGCACTGGGATATGATGTGTTCAACCCTCTGGAAGTCGTTCCGGAGATGGACTGCGACCTGGTGAAGAAGAAGGGAGAGAAGATAGACTACTCCATCATGAAGGACGGACAGCCCATCATGCTGATCGAATGCAAGCACTGGAAGCAGGATCTCCGGCTTCACGATACGCAGCTGAAGAAATACTTCGTAGCCTCAAAGGCGAAGTTCGGTGTCTTGACGAACGGTGTGAGGTATCTTTTCTATACCGACCTTGAGGATCAGAACATCATGGATGAGAAACCCTTCCTCGATGTTGATCTTACAGACCTTAAGGATTATCAGATCGAGGAGCTCAAGAAGTTCCACAAGTCCTATTTCGACATCGACAACATCCTATCCAGTGCGAGTGAGCTGAAATACGCCCAGCAGCTTAAGATCATCTTTGCCACGGAAATCGTAAACCCGACACCCGAGATCGTCAAGTACTTCGCGAAGAAGGTGTACGACGGCCCTGTGACCGCCAAGGTGCAGGAGCAGTTCACGGATCTTGTGAAACGGGCCATCAGCAGCTATATCAACGAGCAGATATCGAACAGGCTGAAGACCGCCCTGAAGACCGAGGAGCATTCCGAAGACGCAGATGGTGCACAGCCGGATGCCCAGGAACCACAGCCGGAGAACGACGGGATCGTTACGACCCAGGAGGAACTTGACGGGTTCGCCATTGTGAAGGCCATGGTGCGAAAGGTCGTCAACCTCGACCGCGTTGCTCATCGTGACACGCAGTCGTACTTTGGGATCCTGCTCGATGACAATAACCGTAAGCCTATCTGCAGGCTATGCTTCAACAGCAAGTCGAAGAAGTATCTGATCACCTTCGACAAGGACAGGAAGGAGATCCGGCACGACATTACAAGCCTCAACGATATCTACAAATACGAGAAGGAACTCTGCGATATCATCAAGATGTACGACGAGAAATAAAGGATAAGAAACGAGGAGAGAACTAAAAAGTTCTCTCCTCTATCTTTCCGTTTCGTAATGGCTATTTACCTATTCGTTCCGATCCTGACGGCGTTGTTTTAGGTCGGAAGTACAGGCACTGTATTCAGAGTCCGACACGAATACCCAACCTTTAAGAACTTTCGGGAACACCATCACTCTGTTGTGGTTTCAAATTCACAGTGCAAAGAAAAGAAAAATATTTGAATATACCAATTATTTAATAAAAAAAATCGAAAGTTTATCAAAAAAAAATAGGGATGCCTGCTTGGCATCCCTCAAGGAACAATAACAATACATGTCAGGTCTCGACGAATCCGTGCTCGATCAGATCGCCCAGGAACGTTTCCGGAGTGTCCGTTCGTATCCTGTAGCCCTCGAGCTGCTCCAGCCGGATGGCGAAGCGTTCCATGTATTCAGTGTCGGTACCGCCGAAGTCGAATCGCGACCCCTCATGCAGTTCCCGGACAAACTCCTGTGGAGTGGCGGCGACTATGGTGTCACCGCCCTTGATTCTGTAGGTTCTTTTCATGCTGTCAGCTTTCTTGTTCTTATCTTGAAATACAGTTTTTCGCTGTCCGTAAGGAAGGGGATGCCCGAAAGCGTCGTGCGCTGGTGCACCAGCCCCTGCTGTGCAAAGGTAATCATTTTTTCGAGAAAATGAACCCAAGCGGACATTTTTGTGAAGTTCGTCGTTCCTCCGTGCTGGCGGAACTCCACCGTCTGGTGCCTTACGTATGACTCGAGGTTCACCTTGTGGTAGCGGTCGTTGCGGAACACCCTGCGCAGGTCTGTAATCGTCCGTGCCCTGCGGATGGAGTCCTCGCTGATGCCTGAAAGCGTCTTGCAGTAGCGGTTGTTGCGGCGTGAGCGCGGCATGAACCCGTCGATGATACCCTCCAGCCTCTTGTAAGTGATGGCCAGGTTGCGCCAAGTCTGGATATCGAAGTCTGCAGCATCCATGTGGATGTGGAGCCCGCAGCTCTCGTTCACCTTTACGTTGCAGAGGTCAAGCACCCAGCACACCTTCTCCAGTTCCTCAAGTCCCTGCTCCCCGTGGAGGATGGGGCTCACCAGTTCGAAGGTCTGTGTTCCCGTGAGGCTTCCGTCGGTGACCAGCTTCCAGTGGTCGCGGTAGTCGTTGTGGTTGTAGCCCTCTACCGCCACGCTGATTCCAGCCTGTCGGAGCTCCGAGGCCAGTTTCTCCCTCGTGCAGTTGTAGGCCTCGATCTCGATGCCGAAGTTGCGGTTGAAGGTATAATCCAGTTCGGGAATGACTGTCTCTGCAGCGGCAACGGCCTCGCGCATCATCCTCGCGTAGACGTTCTGTACGAAACCGTAGTTTCCGTTTGTTACAAGGTCGGCCACCTGGCGGCGTGTAAGGCCGAGGCCGAGAAGCTGCTGGATCTTTGCCGTCTTGGTGCCGGCTGAGTTCAGAATCTGTTGAATTTGCTCGTTCATAACTGCTTGTTTTAAATTGTTATTGTTCCTTTTTTACAGAAGCAAAGATAACACAATAATACAAGACACGCAAGTTATAACGGGTTTATTATCAGCGGTTTAGAATAGTTTAGCTAGTGATTAAAAAACTAAATTGCAGATCTACACACACCGGCAATACGGTACGTTGGCTGCAGTGGCAAGGCCGAAGACGAGCAAGTCGGCCAGGAACTCACCGGCATTGGTGCTCCGCAGGACCACGCCCTTGGATGACTCCATCTTCTCAGCAAACAGGGAGATGAAGGTTGCATCGGTGATCCTACTGTACTTGCTGGCCACCCTGAGCTTGTGAGCGAATTCCCCGGCACTGGATGCGTATATAGTGATGCCGTTGATGAGCGTGTATCGAATCATGACGCTTCAGTTCTTTCTTTGTCTATAGAAGGAGAACGCGACAACTGCAGCGAAGACAGCCAGGATGGCCAGCACGATTTCTCCGAACTTCACCTTCGCCCGCTGCCATGCGTTGAGCTGCGCAGGTACCACCTTGATGACAGGCACAGAGTCGTGAACCAGTACCGTGTCGGATCTCGACCGCTGAAGGCTGCTCATCTCCTGGCGCAGCCTGTCGATCTCCACCAGGTATGCTGATTTCATCCCGCTTATCTGGATACCAAGCTTCGCAAGTGCCGCACTGTCAACCTCCCTGATGGTGGTGGTCGTGTTGCTGATGAACGAATCGCGCTGATGCACGGTGTCGTGTGAATGCACCAGCCGTTCGTGGTATTCCGGAACGGTGATGTACTCGGTTGGCTTGCAGCCCGTCATGAGGAGCACCGCCAACAAAGCTAATGACAAGATGGATCTCTTCATATCATGAATATTCTTTTGGCGCGGCGGAGGTAGTATTGCCGGTCGGCAAAACCGTTCATCCCGCCGTTGATTCTCTTGGTTATCGTGCGGATATCGTCTGCATCGGCCAGTTTGTTGCAGCCATGGCTCCACCAGTACCACATGGCACTCTTCATCCTGCCTGGAGAGTTAGACAGCCATTCGGGATGGGCTACCACATCTCCGTTGCAGAACCCGCTGTCGCGGTATGCCTTGTAGTTGGCCTTGCCTGTGATCTGGATATACCCACGCCCCTTGTATTTCTGCCCGTCGCCGTCCTTCTCTGGAGTGTTGCCGAGTTTGGCAGCCAGTTTCCCGGTATCGTAGGCGGCACCGGAGGCAATCTCCGCGACATACTGGAAACCACCGCTCTCATGTGCGCACTGGGCAATGAAGTGCGCCATCCTGAGAGAGGTGTTTATCTCGAATCGCGGCGCCCACTCGTTAAGCACGCGCACGTCTTCATCTATCCTTCTCTGCGGATAGCCCGGACAGATCCTCAACAGTTCCTGACGTGTCACCCTCATGACGGTTCCTCCTCATCCAGTTTGTATTCCCCCTTGTCGTTGAAGTCTTTCAGGCGCTTCACGAACGAGGCGGGGAAGATCGGGTACACTGCCTGTATGTTCTCGACGCAGGAGAAGGCTTCCCTGACCAGCATGAAGACGCAGATGTAGGTGCCTATCCACTGGGTGGGTCCGACAGCCGACCCGTTGACCGTTACATGCTGCAGTACGTTGGTGAGGATGAGCAGCAGGATGTAGATAACGATCTTCTTGCAGAACTTACTGAAGAACGTCTCGCTCGAGGCATCCTTGTGTACCATGTGCTTCCACACACCGAGGAACGTGTCGACCGCAACGGCAACACCTATCCACTTGGCAAACTCCCAGTCCTGGTAGAAATAGCGCCCGACGTCCGCCAAGACCGACAGGGGCACAGATACGACAGATACAAGTAACTTTCTCTTCATAGCTGCAAAATTACGTCAATAGTTCTCCCTGACAAAGGACCGGAAACGCTCATGCGTTCCGAGTACATCAGGTGATGTGGCATTGAACATCAGGGTCCACCCTATGCTCCTCAGCTCGCTGGCCACGAACGGGACGATCTCCACCATGTCAAGGCTGTCGCGGTCTGCCCAGTCGATCAGCCCGTTCTCCACATCGGCCATCAACCACGCATGGATCTCCGCAAGCATGGCCAAGGTCCTGTCGCTTGCTATCATGCGCTCGATGGCATCCACGTTGTTGCCGAGCTTCATGGCCACGGTGACGGCCATCCGCTCCACATACTCCAGGGACTTCCTGCCATCGGTCTGCACCTGGAACTCCCCGTAGTCTGCATACAGGAACGACCCGACGCACTTGTCGATGCGTGCCTGGAGTTCCTCGAACGACTGGCCGTAGGCATAGTTGTCGAGGCCGTCTATGCGCCGTTCGTCAGTCTGCGCGTCGATATCGGCCAGCACCTCATCATACTCAGGCATGGGGCTGGTGCCGTTGACGGCCATTGTCAGGATACCCTCCCTGGAGGGAAACTGAGCGAAATAGGTGAACAGTTTCTTTATCATAGGATTTTCGTTATTGTAGTGATATCGAGACCGGTTGTGTTCGCGATCTTTCCCGGATCCTCCCCGGCAGCACTGAGCCTGCGTACGCTCTCGATCGTCTTCTTCCTGAGGATACGGAGATATGTGAGCAGATTGAGGCGCTCCACGTGCTGGGCGTCGCCGAGGCCGTCTGAAGACAGGTCGTAGAGGGCATCGGCGGCATCGGTACTGATCTCCCTTGCACGCTGGGACGTGAATTCCGTGAGTATGCTGTACTCGGTCTTCGTCATCAGGAAGTTGTTGAAGGCGGTGAAGTTGTAGGCAATGGCGGCGAGGAAGTTCTGCGGGACGTCGCTGAATAGGTCAGCCTTCCGGTGTGCATCCTCACTGTCGTACGGCCCGGGATAGTAGAGTATGGAGGCGAGCAGAGGAAGGGTGTCGGCACCGTTGCCGAGCAGTGCCCTCGCCTCAATGTACTGCAGTGCCGTCAGGCTGGTGGTAAGCATACCGAAACCCGTATTGATCTCGTATCCGGTGAAGACGCGCTTTCCGACACTCACCTCCGGTACCAGCTGCTTGCAGAAGCACCAGTCCACCTCGTACCTGTAGTCTTCCTTCCTCAGATCCTCGGCATGTGGGAAGCTGAGATGGAAGGGATCGGTACGGCGGGCCTCGCGGTACTCTTCATCGGTAAGCCTGGCAACAGCCTCGCTGTCCTTGGGATATGTTATGAGGAAGATGAACGACACCATCTGAGACAGTACCACCAGGTTCTCCAGCTGGTCCTCCGTCCTGAACTTGCCGATATTCCATCCCATCACGTCACAGACATACCGCATGCGCACTTCACCCGGTGACAGCTTCCCCTGACTGGCCAGCAGGATATTGTCCACCAGGTGCAGGTATTGCTCCGGTGTGAGCTGCTCCCATCCGTTGGGGATGTCGAAGGCCGTGTTCCTGTATGTCAGCGAGATCGGTTTCATGTCACGGCATCATGATGATGATATCGTCGGGTCGGTTGTAGGACGTCTCCGTGGAGAAGTCTGTATTCTCATCCCCGGCCAGCAGCATGTCGACATTGCCGATCAGGTCGTCGGCCTCACCGTCGAGCCTGTCCGCGAGGGCATGTGCCCGGACGTACTCGTCGTTGCCGTTGCGGGTGGCCGTGTTCTCCTCGAACAGGTTGCGGATGGTAGGCGGGAACTCAAGGATATCGAACCTGCGAAGGGACTTGGCTATCGTCTTCTTGGCAAGAGCCAGCTTCAGCATCGTCAAGGCGACATCGTTCCCGTCCGCCTTGTCGAAATAGATTCCCAGACGCTCATCGACACACTCTTTCTGCAGCGGGGCTATGCGGAAGAAGAACAGGAACGAGAGATCGATGGGGAATATGGAGTCGAATTCCTCGCAGGTCGGCACCTTGCAGCTGCTGAGCAGGGAGAAGTAGCGCGAGGACCGCCACAGTGCCTGAGGAGAAGTGCTGTCACCGTCTGGAGGTGTAACAGAAGAGAGGGACTGGATGATGGAGTCCATGGCATTGAAGTAGTTGTCCATATACGTTCTCTGCATCTTCTCGAGTTCATAGCGGTACACATCGGTGTTGTCCTTGCGCCTGTTCACGGCATCGAACACGAGCTGGTGGCAGCACGTCAGGTTGGCCACTGCAGTACGGAGCAGGTCCATGCGGTCACCGTTGTTCTCCGTAATGATGGCAGCCGTTACGCCGGGCGTAAGGATGACATCCACCCTTTTCTTTGCCGCCGTTCCTGCTGGGATGAGGTCGGTGAGGCTGTTGTTCGTCTCCACGCCCGGGGCATACGTCTTGAAGTCTGCCATTCCGGAGAATAGGGTTGTCAGAATATTGCTCATGATTGTTGCTGATTTAGTCGGTCTTTCGGTGCGATATCCTCCTGTCGTTGCGGGACCTCACGGTAGAACCCGATGCGGTACCCCTTTTCCCAGTATTCCGGGAAGTTCACGCGCAGCGCAAGGTTGAGCGGCTGTGCGCACACCTCATCCTCCGGAGTGAGCGACATGATGTATATGAGATAGTTGTAGTACGCATCGGATCCGGATTTCGATATCACGCCGTCCTTGCTTACGGCACTGATGGCGGCATCAAGTCCGACACTGCTGAGAAGTGCTTCCTCCGTGCGTTTGTCATAGGCGATGAGGGCATCAACGTATTCCTTGTATTTCAGGTCTACCGGCTCGATCCTCCATTGCTGTTCGTGTCCGGATGCATCCATGAAGGAGGTGCTGCTGTATGCCTTTCCCTGGTTGTCGGCACCGCTGAGGTACTGGCTCACCTTGCGCAGCTCCTCACGCATGTACTGGAGAAGAACCGACTCCTGGTATTCCGTGCCGATATCGATACCGTTGTACTTCAGCAGCTCCTTGCTGGCTGCCTGGCGTTTCTTGTTCTCGTTGCACAGAAGCGTTATCTGCTTTCTCTTCGCGTCGACCCACGCATTGGGTATGATGATGTGGATCTTCGCAGCCAGCGAGTTCTTCAGGAAGGAGTTGATGTAGTTGGCATTCTCGTTGCTTCCCTTGATATACGGCTTGGCACCCTCGTGGGTCTCGTTGACACCATAGAACTCATCCACCGACCGTTCCCGGTGATGGCTGATGGCCGCGTATCTGTAGCTGTCGAGATCCTGGAGCGAGAACCTCGGGTATATCTTGAACGCCGTTGCCCCGTGGTTCCACTTCCCGACGGCGATGTGCCGGAAGTCCGAATAGTAGACGACATCGGTGGCCACGTCCTGTCTGGTCGTAGCCAGACGGCAGTAGCGGTTGTCCATGCACTCCAGGCCAGCAACGGGAAGGAACCCGAGGCGCTTGCCGCGCGAGAACCGCCATTTGACGAAGAAGTCGCGGAAATAGTAGTAATTCTTGATGCATGCCTTGCAGAACTCTTCCAGGGACTGCATCCCGTTCTCTTCCCAGCTGGAGAGCCAGTCCTGTAGATCCGGAAGGGTGGTGAACTCCCTGTGCAGCTTGCCGTCCTTGATCGTCTCCACGAATGCGGCGGGTCCGTGGCCGTACAGCATCTTGATCTCCTTGTCGTACAGACGGGGGAGGAGACGGTTGTTCCTGATGTCCTGCGTCACCTCCTCGACGAGCGCGTTGTTGGATCCACGGCAGCACACCTGATATCCGTTCAGCCCGAGGAATATGTGCTCATTCTGCGGCAGCGAGTTGACAGGTACGAAAGCAGGCTGCTGGAACAGCTGATGTCCGGTGCCGATCTGGAACGAGAACACATTGCCGTCGTTGACGTACAGCCCTGCATTGCCGTGCAATTCTAAATGATCGTTCTTCATAACCAATCTATCTTATGTAATTTGTATCCATCCTGTGGGAACCCCATATACCGGATGAGGATGCGCCAGCACATGCGAGGGTTCCCGTCTCCGTCAGTAAAGAGGAAGTAGTTCTCTGCAGCAGCCTGGAAGCGTTCGTCGGGCAGCTGCTTGCGATACTTGCAGCCTTCCTTCACCACGAGCTCCGATCCTGCATATCCCTTTGAGCGGGAGTACGGGAAGTAGGCAACAGTGAAGCACCCGTCAGGCAGCTTGCTGATCTCCCGTGCCCATTGCATGGCATTGATGCCGGTCATAACGATATCCCCATCCATGACGCGAAGATACTGTTTTCAGACTGCCCGGCAAAGGACGGAAGACGGGGATGGCCGCCCATCAGGCGGCTTCCCTCATATTTTCCGGCAGGCCGAGACCCCTGCACCTAAAACCGAAAACTCAGCGGGGCGTGGAGACAACTCCCGCACGTTTTTGTTCAGTACCGGACAAAAAACCGCCAAAATATTAAGTGTCAAGCGGTTGCAAATCCGATTTTTGCAGAAATAGCCCCATATTAGCACATAAAACGGGCATATTCACGGGAAATCTGTGATTTTTGCACATTTTACGGGCGGAAACGCATTTATTATGCCAGTTATACACCGTATTATTGCTAAACAGTGAAGTTGTCAGGCAGGTCGTCGGGCAGTGAGGTCAGGTCGTTCTTCGCAATGTCGCCGTACAGGCCATAAAGGAGGTATATCATGGCCGACGGGAGCTGCGTAGTAAGTCCGGCCTGTCGCTTGAGGGCCTCCTTCTTCTCGCTTGACTTGTCGAGCTCTATCTTCCCGTCGGTTTTCTTGAGCGGGGAGATGAGAATAGCGCTGCAGAGGTTCGGACACTCGTTTTCGTCGATGCGGACGATAGGAAGGTAGGCCGTGCGCTCCGAGAAGAGCAGGAGGCAGAGCTTGAACTGCTGCCAGTGGTAGATTGTCCCCTGGTTCTCGTTGTAGAGTACGACGGTGAATCCGTAATTCTCCAGTGCATGCTGCATGATCTTCGAATCCGTCGTTATCTGCTCCATCTGCTCCTTCGTCTTGTTGCCGGCACGGTCCGGATAGAGGTGTATGACCTTGTTGACGCTGTCCGCACCGAAGAACTCATAGAACTGCTTTGCCAGTTCCTGCTGGTCCTCAGGCACGTAGGCATAGAACTCCTTGATGATGTCAAGGCGCTGGCCGTAATCCTTCTGCTGTGCGACGATAAGTGACTGGAAGTGTCCGGGATCGTACCCCACATACAGGGGGTCGTTCTTCGAGTAGTGCTGGAGGAACCTGGCGGACAGTGTGAAGTGGTCCTTCAGGCTGTAGCGCATGATCTGGTTGTAGATATACGAGTCCTTGAACTGGTGCCGTTCCCTGTTGTACGCGGCGAAGAACTTGTTGGTCACCTCCTTGTGCCTGACGGAGCAGATGGACGTCAGGAACTCATCGATGTCGAGGGTCTCTATCTGTGTCTTGAAGAACTTCGGACCGAGGATATCCTTGTTGGCGAATGAGGAGGCACGCATATAGAACACCGCATTGCGACGCATGTCGGCAAGTCTCGGCTTCCATCGTGCGATGAAGTGCTGCAGCCGCTGGTTCTCCAGCCTGATCTTCTCCATCACGGCTGGATTCTTCGTTTCACGCAGCTCCTTCTGCAGAGCGTACTGCCTGTAGACGCTCTTGTTCAATGACAGGGCGACGGTGGCTATCTCATCGATGAGCTGCTTATCCATGTTCTGCTCGTATTCCTCGAACCAGCTATCCTCGCCGAGGTCGACCCTGGCCGTATCGCTGACTCCCGTTATCCCCGCATAGTATGCAGAGCGGCGGACTTCCGATCCGCCACCGCGAAGGGTAGGGAACAGGCGGCTCTTGAGCTTCTCTCCGCTGTTGTGCTTCATCTCCTCTATGAATGCGTGCACGGCGCTACGTCCTGCCACGCTCTCGGGCTGGTCGCTGCTCACCAGCTGCAGATGTGCTCCGTTGCGAAACACGATGGAATGCTTTGCCATGGACAGCGGGAACCGTGGACGCAGGAAGTGTGACGGCAGCTTCGTCTCACCGGCCACATAGTCTATGCCGTACTCCAGCAGGGGACGCTGGTGGCCGTTTACCGTCACCATCTTCGAGAACGAAGCCTGGATGGACGGCCACACATTGGTGAGAAGTGCCACGTAGGTCTTGTGCACGAGGAACATCAGTTCCCTCGGCAGGTCATTGCATACCCTGATGATCCGTGGAGTCATCACCATCTCAGTCTTACCGGTACCACGGCCCAGCTCGGCGTACATCTGGTTCGCATCGATCAGATTGCACACGATCTGCACATGATTCATGTACAGAGACTCGAAATCCGAGAATCCTTTGTCAATATCCATCTTCCTGTATATCCTTTATCAGTTCCGCATCCTCGATATCAGCATCACGGAGAAGCCTCTTCTTCTCTTCCTTCTCGATGGGAAGGCCGTTGATGAGCGTGACGTAGAACCCGTTATTGCACTTGGAGGCGATCTCCTTCAGGCTCTTCTTCTCGAAGCCCAGCATCTCCGGAGTCATCTCCGGCGTAATGAGGTAGACTACTCCCATGTCCCTGTCCGCCTCTGCAATCTCGGAAGCCCTCCTCCTGCACTCCAGTGCGGCATCATAGCAGAGCTTCATGTTCTTATAGTCGCGACGCTCCGCGCAGAGCTTGGCGAGGTCCTCGTACTTGTTGGCGAAGTTGCTCTCCCATACCTTTATCGACACGTTGCAGTCGACGTTGAAATAGTTGATCGCCTCATAGATGCGTGCCATGCAGGTACGCACCTCCACGGACACACCCTGCTGCGCATTGATCCTCAGCTTCAGCTTACGAGCAGCGCGTGTGATGTTGCGCTCGGTCTCGAAGATCTCGACCGCCCACTGCAGCTGCTTGAGGAACATCTTCATCTCCTCCGGGATCCTGGAGCATTGCCCCGTGGCCAGGAACTCGGATATCAGGTCAGGATGCAGGTTTTCTAGTTTCTCAAGATTTGTCATATTTTGTCATATTCCGAACAGTTCATAACGCAAATCACGCTCACGACGCTCGTTCTTGCGCTCCTCAAGCAGCGTGATGGCATCCACATCGCCCGTCTCGGCCTTCTTCGCAAGTTCCGCATCGATATTGTATTCACCAAGTGCATGCCCCTGTCGGTAGGCGTCATGGTAGACATCCCCGGGGATCTCGAGCCGGAGCATCAGCTGTACGCTGGCCGTCTTTGACAGCCCCAGCAGCCGGCAGATGCGCTGGGGCGTGTAATCCAGCGCCCCGAACGTCCGCACCTGCTGAACGTACTCATCCCCTATCATATCCTTCGATGTCATAGGCTGCAGAGTTTCGTCGTCTCATCAGCAGACATCAGCACACCGTCCCTGATCAGCCTTACCGGCTGCTCTGGGAACATGGTCCTGAACCTCAGTACCGATGCCGACACGTATTTCGGATCAATCTCCATCGCATAGCACAGACGGTCGACCTGCTGGCAGGCCATGATGGTGGATCCGGACCCTGAGAAGAAATCCGCTACGACCTCACCTGTCTTCGTCGAATTGCAGACGGGGTACGCCATCAGCGCAACGGGCTTCATCGTGGGATGGATCCTGTTGGCTCGCGGTTTGTCGAAGTTCCATACTGTAGTCTGTTTCCTGTCGGAATTCCAGAAGTGTGCTGCTCCCGGCTTCCATCCGTACAGGCATGGCTCATGCTGCCACTGGTAGTCCTGGCGGCCCATGACCAGCGAGTCTTTCACCCAGATGCAGCATTGTGCGATCTTGAATCCGGAAGAACGGAGCGACTTGCGGAAATTCTCACCTTCCGAATCAGCATGGAACACATAGAAGGAACCTCCCGGCTTGATAATGGAAAACATGATAGAAAAAACCTGCTTCAGGAAGAGCGCGAAGGTGTCGTTCTCCATGGAGTCGTTCTCTATCTTGAGCTGGTCCTGCGACCCTCCCTGATAGTCGACGTTGTATGGAGGGTCCGTAAGGATCATGTCCGCATACCTGCCATCCATCAGCACGGAGACATCCGACCGTGAGCGGCAGTCACCGCACATCAGCCTGTTGCTTCCGAGCAGGAACACGTCACCGGGACGTGCGAATACCTTCCCCTCTTCCTGAGGAAGCGAGAAAACGGCTTCATCCTCCTTTACGTCCGCCGACTCCTGTCCATGGAACAGGCATGTGGTGTCAGCCCCGAAGTCCGTCTTCACGGGCTCAAACCCGAGACTGAAACGTTCCAGCACCTCCGAGTCGATATTGTACTTCCTGAACAGGATCGTGTCAGGGTTCTTCGATGCGAACTCGGAGTTGTAGGCGGCGATTTCCTCCACTGCCTCCTGTTTGTCCTTAGCCTCGATCTCCTCGTATGGTATCGGCGGAATGGTGAACCCGGCCTTTCGCAACGCGGTGAGGGCCTTCTTTCTCTGATGGGCGTCTATGATCCACAGAACGCCGTCAGGATCCTTCCAGACCTTGAATGAATACTTGAAGCCGCGTGTGATGATCAGCATCTGCAGCTTCGCTAACTTGTCAGGATCAGACTTCTTGAAGTCCTCCTGAAGCTCATGGAAGGAATCCAGCGGGGCGGTAGGAAGTCCGCCCAAATTAAATACTTCTATCAGCTTTTCCATTATTACATTGATTATTTATTGTTCTGCTCCAGGACCATCCTGAAGACTTTCTCCCTGTTGATATGGCGATCGAGGTTCTCGCGGTCACTGCTTCTCCTGGCGGCACGATCCTCCCTCTTGAGGTAGGACCTGTATCTCTTGATGCTATCAAGTTCGTTGCGGTGCTGGCGAAGGAATTCAGAAGGATCCCTTGAGAGCAGGTCAAGCAGCTGTGAGAACTCGGAGCGATCACTTAGCAGCGGGTGTTGGCACAGGAACTTCCCCGTGTCATTATAAGACTGCAGCTCGTCGAACGCCTGAAGGTTGCGAACCCTGAGCTCCGCCATGCTTTTGACGGCAGACTCTGTCGGGTGCTTGTCAAGCTGTTCGTCGAGCTGCTTCATCTTACGCCATGTGTTGATGCGGTCATTATACAGAACGGTCGCCATCTGCACATCCGGGTCGGAGAGGTCATCCCAGTCTATCCTGGGATATTCCTCCTCCTTACTCACTTTTTTTTTGCCTCTTTCTTGGAAGGTGCTTTCTTGGAAGGTGCTTTCTTGGAAGGCGCTTCCTCAGCTGGTGCTTCCTCAGCGGGTGCCTCCTCTGCAGGTGCTTCCTCAGCAGGTGCCTCCTCTGCAGGTGCTTCCTCAGCTGGTGCTTCCTCAGCAGGTGCCTCCTCTGCAGGTGCTTCCTCAGCAGGTGCCTCCTCTGCAGGTGCTTCCTCAGCAGGTGCCTCCTCAGCGGGTGCCTCCTCTGCAGGTGCCTCCTCTGCAGGTGCTTCCTCAGCGGGTGCCTTACGGTTGGATACTATTTCCTCCTCGTTCGCAAACAAGGTAAGTGCAAACAGTATGTCATCGGCATGGAGGAGCGGGTTCCATCCGAACTTCTCCGCCGCTGCCTTGTCGTGTTTTCTGAGCAGTTCCAAGTCCCGAACCGCCTGAGCATGATTGCTCAAGCGGTGGGTTAGTCTCAGTCGATCAATCTCATTCATAGACGAATCTGTTAGGTTGCTGCAACAGGTAGTGTAGTAGGAGTGTACTTAAGAGGAAGATACACGCTGTTGCGCGTGAACGTCAGAGTGGTGTAACGTCCGTCGGCGTCATCCTTGGTCTCCGTACTGTTGAGGATCATCGGGCGCTCAGGCTCGCCGATCACATACCATACGGAATCCTTGATGTGCTTGTACATGATGACGAACTTGCAGCCTGCGAACTCCTCCACGAAGGTGTGCAGGACGTCGCGGTCTCCACCCATGATCATTGTGAACGTATTCGTGCCGTTTGTCGTGACGTCGCCCTTTTCCGATGTACTGACCAGCGTCGGTATAGTATGTGCTTCGAACACCGGACACGTTTCTCCTGTCTTCAACTGGAACGCCGCAATGGCACGGCTTCCTGCCTCCGGCTGCGGGAAGTTCATCGGGTCGTTGATCATGGCAACCGGGATGAGCGCCACGAAATAGCCGATCTCGTTACCGTGTGTCTCCTTGTCACTGACATCGGAGATGCTGGCGATACCGGTCATGGCAGCGAGGCCGAGGGCTGATCCGTAGCCTGCGGCGCTGGCTGGCTCGCACCATCCCCAGAGGAAGGCGATGATGGCAAACAATCCCAATACAACCATGAGCAGCTGACGCCCACGATGGTTCTCGTATTGCAAGATGCGGCGTGTCGCCGACTTACTCATAATGTTTTGTTTCATGATTTCTCTTTTTAAGACGAAGAGGATGCGCCTGCCCAGGTGCACCCTCTCCTGGAATTTTACTATTATCTAATAAAAAAGAAAGCGCTTAGCGTCCACCTGGCACGTTGGGCTGGAGTGTCTGGTTGATGGTTCGTACACCGCCTACGCAGCGCTCGAGCTCAGAGAACTTACCATCCGAATTGAGGATGACCATGATGTAGTCACCTACAGCGGTCGGAGTATACGCAGCAGTGAGGTTGGCGAAGTTGCCGGACTTGGCAATGGTCGTCTTGTTCGTGGTGGAACCGCACTCGATGCAGTAGGCCACGCCTGCCTTGGCATTGGTGATGCCTGTAAGTGCTGTGGCCGACTCGTTGGCTGCAGTGATGAACCAGCGTCCAGCAGTACCGTCGATGGTGGTGGCACCGGCGGCCAGCAGCTTAGCCGGCTTGTTCAGGAAGATCTGCTGGAACTTATAGTCGTTGGCGTCCATGAGTGCCTTGGTGGCGAACACGCGGCCTGTGAAGGGAGCACCGCATCCCTCCTTCCATGTAGACCATGCGCGAACCATCTCCATCTGCTGTTCCATCTTCACGGCGAGCATCTCGCCGGGAACGTACTCCAGGAACTGGATGTTACCGGGCTCTGCCATGAACATCAGGGTGCTCTGTCCCATGTACGGCAGCCAGATGATGTTCACATCGGTGTCGGGAACACGGTTGAGCCACTGGCTCGTACCTGTGAAGTCCGTGTCCACATGGTATGTGGAGCGGATGTTCTTGATCCACCAGTCCTGATGGTTCTTGTTCAGGTAGAGAACGTGGTTGTCGATGTCCATATCCTCCGTGATCTTGGACTTGATGGCAGACACAAATGCCTGTACGGCGGCAAGGAACGTAGCGTTGGTGTAGCTGTTGTAGCTGACGTCGTCGAAGGTCTTCAGCTTGTTCTCGTGAACGTAGCGGAGGAGGGTGTACATGATACCCGTACCTGCATTGAGATACGAACCTGCAACGCCTGCCTCAGGCTTCACGTAGATACCGCGCATACGGCGCTTGTTCTGCTCAATCTGTGCAGTCAGGAGGCTGTTCAGCAGCTGGAACTCGATCATGGTCCACTTGATGGGATCTGATCCCTCACGGTTGAGGTAGCCGATATACATGCGCTCGATCTCCTTCATCGGACCCCACTTGATCTTGATCATGGCGTCGTCAACATAGCCGACGTTAGGCTCGATCTCCATACCGCCCTTGTATACCTCACCGGGCTGGTATCCCTGTGAAACCTCTCCGAAGAAGGCATTAATGAGGACTGCACGGTCCTGGATGCCATACACAACCGGGAAGTACTGGGTAAGGTCACGCTTTGCGAGGATACGTGCGATGAGCGCATCCTGACGGCGGATGATGAACTGGTCACCGAGGTTGGCAGAAGCGAGTCCGTCGTAGTTGTTGGAGAACTCTCCTGTGGCGAGTGCCTTCAGGTCGCCGATGAGCTTGTTCTCGACGAGGTACGACATACGCTGCTGGAGGCTGCGGCCATAGGCGCGCAGTTCCTGGTTGAATGCACGTCCGTCGACCTCCTCGTCGGCTGCGATCATAGACGGGTAGTTGCGGGGAGCTGCAGCGATCTGGTTCCAGCGCTTCTTCATGTCGAACATAGGATGCTCGATACCGAAGAGGTACTCCGGAGTGTTACCGAAGCCGTTGATGCTGACCGGAGATACCGTGACGGTCTGCTCAGCAACATCTTCAGCCGGTGACTTTGCCATTTTCTTCAGTTCCTGTCCGAGGTTGTTGATGGATGCGATAACGCCTTCCATCGTCGCATCGTGATTCTCACCACCTGCGTTCTCTTCACTTTCGACGACCTCGGGGGCCACGGAAGCGATCACGCCATGGATGGTGTTCAATGTCTCCTGGAGTTTGGTCTGCTCCAGCACAGCCTGCTCGGCCTGAAGGTCCTGCTCAATGGTGGTCTGGTATTCCTTTTGGTACTCTGCCACCAGTGTGTTGAACTCCTCCTGCGTCAGGCTCTTGTCTTCGAACTTCTGCTTCAGTCCGAGACGCTCAAGAATTGCATAAAGTTTCTTTTTCATACATCTAAGAGATTAAATTATCGTACAATATTGTAGATACTTTCCTTCAACTTTCCCGAATCGTTTGTCTTCTTTCCGCGGTCATAGGCTTCCTGAACCGCCTCAAGGAATGTGTGCATTCCATCGATGAGTCCGTTTTCAACGGCTTCCTCCGTGTAGTAGATTTCACCTCTCAGCACGGGATTATCGTCATCCATCTCGGCGATCTTCCCTCTCTGGGACCTGACGGCCGCAAGGAACTGCTCATTGAGAGGGTCCAGGATTCTTTCGATATACTCCTTCGGCTTGCCGTCAACCAGGTCTTCAAACGTCTTGTTCTTCAGATCGCTCTTCGTAGCCTTCGCCTCGACGAGATTGATACCCATCTTCTTGTAATAGCCGTCAAAGTCGTAGAAGCTCGTCATCGTACCTATGCATCCGACGAAGTCATTCCGCGTCATGGCATACAGAACCGTTGAGTGGCAGCCGATATAGTAGGCAGCACTTGCGCAGCAGCTCTCGTATATTCCGACGATAGGCTTTTTGCATGAACGCATGGTTTCCGTGAGACGGTCCAGGTACCAGGCTTCACCGCCGACGGAATTGATATGCAGGAGGTGAGCGCATATCTGCGGGTTCTCCTCTGCCTGGATCAGGTCTTCCTCCAGCTGCTTGCTTGAGAAATACCATCGGCTTCCTCCCGTGACAAACCCCCAGACGCGGTGATATGCAACACTGTTGTCAGGAAGATCAGGGTCGGAGTAGTCGTTGGTGATTTGTATATTGTCATCGGACTCCGATATCAGCTTCTTCAGGATGGAAAGGGCTTCGGTTGTCTTATCCCTATATGTCTTCTCGAGGCCTAGCATACTGCTGGTCTTCGGTAGGAATGCAATAGAGGCCACCTGCCGATATCCGTCCTTGGATATAAGCAGCGGGCGGTCGCCAAGTAGAATACTCTGTATCTCTTTCATAATCATATTTTTCGCAAAATTATCAATTAATAATGTGAAGCGAAAAGACCTCAGAACAACGGGTTGGATAGCATTTTGCAAGATACAACGAGCTGGCAGCGGTACAGATGCGACGTGATATTCACGCGGGCAGGTATGTCAGACGTTCCGATATGGTAGCTGGAGCCAGCTGAGTCCCGAAGCGTCAGTATGCAGCTTCTCGGAATGCAGAAGAAGCGGATGACTTCATCATCCGGGCGCTCTATAACAAACACATGGTCGCAGTTCCAGGAAATGCCCGGATCCTCATCAGATGATTCCGGCTGGTAATCGAAGTGGTCTGCGATGAACTGGAACGGTTCCCGTGAGGAACCCTCGACTGGTGTCACCAGTAACAGATTGGAAAACTCTTTCATATTGCTGTATATAAAGGACAAAACGATACGTTTGGAGGTAGTTAAAGAATATTAAAAGCGTAATTTTTTCGTGTATTTCCTCTTCTGGTGCGGAGAGATACGCTGTCGGTAGCGCTGCCAGTTCTTGATAAGTGCGTCCGAGCTGATGGATACGAGATGGTACCTGGAGATGAATTCATCCACCAGGTCGATGATGTTCTTCCTGGATCCGCGGCGGTCATGGTCGAGAAGGAAGTGATGGTATTCGAAGTTGAAGATGATCCTCAGCGTATGGTCGAACGCCTTGACGGACTGTGACGACATCTTGTTGTAGTAGGCAGGGTTCTTCCCCTCACGTCGTTTCGGGAGGAGTATCTGAAGATTCCCCTCTTCCGGTATGTCTCCACGCCGAGGCTTCGTCATCCCGTTCCAGACAACGTGGTAGAGATCCGATGTGTCCGGAATGCAGATGGCTCCGGTACGTTCATCGACGTGGAACTTCCTGACAGCATATTCCGCCAGGTAAGGAGTAATCCGAATGCATGCAACGCTTTTCCTTCTTTCACTCATGTCGCAAAGATACTGATTTTTAAATAAATAGACAAATATATCGTTCAAAAGTTTCTTCAATTCGTCTGAAAATTTTTCGCGCACATGAATACGTTTTTGGCTGCACACACTGCACACAACTGCACACAATTTTTTTAAGTTATTGAAAATCAAATATTTATATCTAAATATAATTGTGTGCAAAATGAAAAATGTGTGTGCAAAATGCTGTTTTTGTGTGCAAATGCATTCCTTGTGTGCAGATTGTGTGCAGTTGTGTGCAAAATGTGTGCAGTTTTTTCGGCAGTGATATTTTGTGTAAGTGTTTGAAAATGTGTTATTTATAAAATTGTGTGCAGTTGTGTGCAGTTGTGTGCAGTACATTTCTCGCGCGCGCACGCGCGTAGTGTGAATTATGGCCGCTGCAGGTGGCCGGCATGAAAAATCCCGATGCTCACGCACCGGGATCCCATTCTTATTAGTGTGATAGTTATGCATCAGAAAGCTTCGTCCGTATCTTCGTCTGTCTGTCCGAACAGCTGCGGGTATTTCTTGCTCCTTATTTCATTCTCTTCCTTCTCGTTCTGCTCGGATTCCCTCACGTCTGCCATCTCTGCAGACACAGACTCCAGGTTAAGGTCGAACTTCTCGTGCAGCGTCTGGTAGTCGAAGCACATACATCTGTCGAACTTGCATACTGCACTGGCCTTGCCTCCGTCTTCCGATCCGTGGACGGCTGTCACAGGGTGGCCGTCCTGGTACACCGTGAACCGTTCAGATGCTTTCATGCCCAGATAGGCGGATGAGGTAGTCAGGTAGTAGCGGATGCTGTCCTTGCTCATCACGGTGTCACCCTGCTGACGGGCCATCCTCTTGTACTGGCCGATGAAGTGATTCAGGCGCAGCATGAGGATCGGACGCTGTGTCTTGAACTCCCTCTCTACCCTGTCGGTCTTGAGGGTCTTCATGTACTTGACCTTGAAGTCGCTCTCTCCGAAGATCATTCCTTCCTCATAGAGATATGTCATGGCGTTCCACAGGTTGCCGAGCTCGTTGTTGCTGATCACCTCAGCGTTCTGTCTCTTGATGCCGGCTATTACAAGGCTCTTCATCTCCTCGTATTCCCATGGCAGGTTGAGCGGCTTGCTCAGGACCTTGTATGCCGCCAGAAGCATCACCCAGTTCCTCCACAGGCGGTCTTCTATCTGCTGGCCGTCGATGACGTCGTACACTTCGTTGGTCACTTCGTTGTACACGTCATAGAACGAGTTCTCGAACATGTGGCGGTGGGAGAGGATCTGCTTGGTGAGGTGCTGGAGCCCGAGCTTACGGATATCGGCCAGATGGTTGAACTTGTCCTTAGCATCCCGGTCATGCACCGTCGTGTCATGGGTGAGGTAGATCATTCGGCTGAACATGGCGATATCGAGCGTAGGCATCTCCTGGCCGCTTACGATCACCCCGCAGTCGACGGGTGTCTTCTCTATCTGCTTACCCCTGTCCATGTCCATCCTCGCACGGCCTACACCGTCGTATGCTCCCTTGATGATCTCAATGATCCTCATGTCGAGCGTGTTCTTGTATTCGTCCAGGTGAACCATTCCGTTCGCACTCATGGCCAGTGCCTGGGACAGCGACGGTGCCGTCGTGTTCCTGAGGTTCAGCGGGCGGTCGCCGACGGTGAAGAACCTCATCAGCGTTATTCCAAGCTCAGACTTTCCGGATCCTTTCGGTCCGAACAGGTTAAGGAGTGGGAAATTGGTTGTATATGACGTGATCACGTCTCGGAATATGGATGCCAGGAGATAGCATACCGCTATCTTCGCGTTGTCGCCGAAGACCTCCTCCATCATCCTGGCGAAGTCGTGGAGGCTGATGGAGGAATGTGTCTGGGGCATTACGAACTGTCTCTCGAACCCGAAGTAGCTGGTGTCTTCAGCGTAGATATCGCTTGCTCCCTGCAGGTAGTAGTTGTCCATCTGTTTCTCCTTGTCCCTCATGTGTACTATTCCCATGTGGTCTGCAGGGAACCACTCGTCTTCGTATATACACCCATTACCGAATGCCCAGAATCCTTTCTTCTGCCACCCGTATTGCCGGATCTTTACGGCTGTCTCCGTCGTGTCGTACAGGTATTTCTTGAGTTTCTTCAGCTCCTCGATGTTGGCCAGCCAGAGGAAGTTGCCGGCGCTCTCGACGCGCATCATGAACTTGGGCAAGGACACGAGTTCCTCTGCGTTCAGCTCCAGCGTCCTTGTCACGCCGTCGATGTTGGTGATCTCGTAGAGCCTCTTTGAGTCATCCACTCCCATGATGTGGAAGAGTGGCCGCATTTTGAAGTTGCTCCACTGCTTCTCACCGTCATCGTTGCACCAGTAGCTGTTGTGTTCCTCGTAGAACCCGTATTTCCTGAGGTCGATTCCCGTTTTCCTGGATGTGCGCTTCGCCCGTTCCTCGTTCCTCCTCCTCTTGGCGTCGTTGACAGCATTCTTCCATAGGGACTTGTGGCCGTATTTCTCAGCAAGGGCATCAAGCAGTCCGTTCTGCGTGTACTGGTCGTTCTCTAGTATGAGCGTGTCGCATATCTCTCGTATGCGGTCGCTCTTGGCCGTGTCGTTCTGGCTCTCGTCGTAGATGTGCCTGGCAAGCCATATCACGAAATCCTCGTTCTTCAGCTCATCCACCTGGTTCTTGGTCTTGAAGTAGCTGTCCGCATCCTGCTTCTTTCCGTCCTCAGCCGGCGGGATCTCTTTCACGACAACCCGGAAGCCCTCCTCCATGGCGAGCCGTCCGTTCTTCTGTACGGCTGCTATGCCTGCAGCATCTGCATCTGGGATGAAGCACAGCGTTGCCCTGAATCTCTTCAGGATCTTCAGGTGTTCGCTTGTCAGTCCGGTACCGAGCGGTGCTATGGTGTTGGTCACACCGAGAGACTGCATCTTCACCACGTCCGGTCCTCCCTCGACAAGGTAGAAGAACTCCTGCTTCGCGCCTTCCTTCTGTGCAGTGTCCAGTCCGAAGAGGATCGCACGCTTGTTGAAGATGAACGATTCCGCTCCGTTGAGGTACTTCTGTCCCTTCTCCTTGTGCTCGTCGAGTGTCCTGGCCGTATAGCTGACGATCCTTCCGAACCTGTCCCGGACTGGAATCATGAGCCTCTCATGGTAGAACCCGTAGTCGTTACCCTTTTCGGACGTGCAGACAAGGTGCATCTCCTTCATCAGCGGGATGCTCAGACCTTCCTTCATGGCGAACTCTATGATACCCTGCCAGTTACCGTCCGCATAACCCATGCCCAGTTCTTTGACGGTTTCCTTTCCCCATCGATTGACCGCATATCCGAGTGCGGCCTTTGCCTCAGGAGTGTTTTTGTAGAGGTTGGATACGAAGTATTTCTGTACGTGCTCGAATATAATGAAACCGCTCTCGCGCTTCATCTCGAGCTCTCGTTCCTCAGATGATTTCTCACGTACCTCTTCCTCGACCTGGATGTTGTACGCGGCTCCAAGCTTCTTGCATGCCTCAGTAAAGCTGCAGTGCTCGACCTCCATGATGAAGTTGATGGCGTTCCCGCCTTTCCCGCATCCGAAGCAGTGGCAAATGTTCTTTGATGGGGATACGACGAACGAAGGAGTCTTCTCGTTGTGGAATGGGCAGCACGCCTTGTAATTGATGCCTGATTTTTTCAGCTGGACGTAATCGGATACGACATTGACGATATCCAATCCGAGAAGTCTTTCTATTATGTTCTCTTTTATCATAAGCAGTCTTCAAACGTTCCAATTTTATGAGTGTTCCTATATGTCTAGGACAGCACTATTCTCCGGTGAAAATCGCGATATGGTGCACAGGCTGTTCATAGCGGATCTTCACGTTCGGTATGTACTCAGTGCATATATCCTTCTTCCTCTTGACCTTCCTGAACTTCATGCACCACCCTGAATAGCACTTCTTCTCAGGGGCGGAGAACCGCTTGCAATTTTCGCAGCAGGCGTTTTACAACTCTGGTTGATTATCGGCTTTCCTGTTACTGTACTTCGCCCTTTGGTACGCCTTGAGCCGGTCGGCGTTCTTCCGGTAGTATTCGCGCATGTACTTCAATTTTTCTTCATGGTTCATAGTCGCTTACTTTCTTGAATTATCAACTTAATCTATGTTTTCCTGATTTTTGCTGGCCATGCACTGTCGCACTCGAAGTAGAACCGGATGCCCAGGTACCTGTGGTCGGTGTTGACGAGCGATCCATCTTCCTTACCGACACCTTTGATTCCGTGTCCGCAGGAGTGCCAAGTGATCGTCTTGACCTTGCGCTCGGCATTCAGTCTGCAGCATCGGCAGATGTTTTCCCTTCTTACTGGCTTTCCTGTCCTTTCTTCCAGCCACATGGCTGCTGCACCTACGTATGGCAGCCACAACCAGGTACCGTCGTCCATCACGGCAATGACGGGCTTCTTCGGCCTGCCGGCATTCTCTGATCTGTGGCGATGGATGTCAAGGTTCTTCCATCCTCTGGCAGCCTTACGCTGATTACGCTTGCTCATGTACTCATCCCATTTCTTACCCTTGTTGGCCGGCTGGTGCCCCTTGACGAAACGTCCAGTCTTCGGGTTTCTCCCTGAAAAAACAGGCTCAAAACACAGTTCTCCGTTGCTCATATTTTCATAACTTTAGTTCCATAAAGTCGCATAATTCTCTGACCGTCCATCTGGCTCCGATCATCTCGTCTTTATTGAATTGGATGGCGAACTCTCTCTCAAGGTGAATCTCGATCTCCAGTCGATCAATAGAATCACACCCGATATCATCCTTTATCAGATCATCAGGATGTACTTCTTCCGTCGACAACCCATTCACTTTTGAGATGATCTCAATGGCTTTCTTCTCAATTTCTTCTCTGCTGTACTTTTTCATCATTGTTGTTTTTAAGTTTATGGTGTTCTATTATAAACACATCTCTATCTGTTGGTGCTCCCCACTCAGGTTTGCCTCTTCCGATTCTAATTCTGTCAATCTTGTGTGTGAATGTGCGGTTCGTGTATCCGTAACGGAACCGCACATGGGTAAATACACCAATTCTTTCACCATTATAGTAGTGATTCATGTGAGATTCTACAGCCTTGCAGGTCAGTACACATTTGTTGTATTTTTCAGACCAATGCCCATTAGAGCAGCCGTGAGTACAAGGACATAGGCGTTTTACCCAATATGGCTTAATCTCCCTGTACTCCTCTGTTTTCTCACCACTCTCCTGCATTTCGTACCATTTTGCTTTAAGTGGTAAATCAAGTATCTTTTTATACATAGTCATATTTTTTTTATTAGTGGATCCGGGCGGAGTCGAACCGCCGATTTACACCTTTCGGTAGATGTAGCTTCATCCGTCGAAGTTCAGATCCGGTTTGCCCCACCGCTGCGGGGCTTTGTTTAACAAAAACTATTTACTAAAATTATGACTAGATTGTAACGTAGACCCTCACGGGTTATACATAAACCTTAAATAATATGAGTAAAACAAATATTAAAAAGTACGCCCTCACGGGTTATTTATCAGTGTAGCTGAATATAAATCCGCAGCACGGGCAATGGAAAACCTCACCCTCCTCGTCGATCGCCTTGGCGATGTCGATTTCAACATCGTTGTTACAGTTTATACACTTCGTCGTTTTTTTTGTCATTTCTACCTCCTTCTTAAGCACTTTTTGTTTTAGTTCCAAGTAACTTAACAAGTTGAATGTTTGATTAGCTTTATCATGCTCATCAAGCAGCTTCCTTACATCATTCCACTCCTTCTTTCTTAATATTTGAACCATTTCTTCCATCCGTAACAACAGGTCTAAAGCCCGCTCTCTGCAGATGACAAGTCGCTTTTCTTCTGCTTTTGACAACTTCTTCATTTCCCTTTGAATTTAATCATTTCCTGCATACTGTCTCTTATGGATATCACGTTTTCAAAGGCTTCCTGTGCTTGGACTAGCTTATCCTCCTGTTTTTCTGTCGCCTCACCTCCTTCGTGGATGCCTTTATAGTACTCGAGGGTTCTCAGGCATCGTCCGACCAATGTGCCGACGGCCTTCATGAGCAGTTCACACTCCTGTTCGTTAAGGCATACGTAAATTTTCCATGGGCTGCCTTGATCCTTTTTCGCTTCTCCTAAAAATGCCATGATATTCAGTTTAATTGAATGATAAATCGTAATGCGGGTTCCGGGTCCATTCGTCGACATCATGCCTTGGGTCTGGTTCCTCGTCCCCTTCCTCCCGTAATGCTGTGAAACCACGCCCGAAATCGTCCCACTTGACATAGATCTTTTCTCCGTGGCCATATACTGCCTTAACTTGCGTACCTTTTAAAATTACGCACTCATCGATCTTTATATCTGTAGATAATTCGTCGATGGCCTTCTCGTAGTCAAACATCTTCATAAGCTATTTATTTGGGTTAGTCTTTTTTCACGTGTTCATAATACCATGACACCAGCTGTGCTATCGAGCGGGCGTTCAGTTTCGCCTTGATGTTCTCACGATGCCTGTTTACCGTTAGCGGTGATATACAAAGCTCGTCTGCTATCTCCTGGCTTTGCTGCCCTCTCGCTATGTGCTGCAGTATCTCTTCTTCCCGGGCAGTAAGCTTTGTGTCCATCTTAGGCTTGCATATAACTCCTTCATGGCGGCACTCTCCACGTAGCGGGCAACCGACCTCCTCGAAATGGAAGAACCCGTCCTCATCTATGTCGAGGTGCATGTTGTCGAATTCTCCAACGTTGCATCGCAGGAATCTGGACACGATCTTGAATTCGAATACCCATCTGTTAGGCTCGCTAACAGTATACAGTTCGGACAGTTCCTTGAAGGCTTCAGGGTACCGGGACTTGATGAGGTCGAGCAGTGGAGATACCATGTCCCTGTCCTGAGGTGTCAGTTCTTTGACAGGGTCGCCTACATGCTTGTACATGAGGTCGCCTTCAGGAGTCTTGTAAAACTCAATGCATTCCATTGTTGTTTAGTTTTGGGAAAAGTTCTTTTTCATCTATGTTCAACACACCGGCAATAGTCTTGCGCTTAAGCGCATCCGGGATGATCTCTCCGCTTATCCAGCGGTAGACTGTCGTAGTTGTCACACAGCATTCCTTGGACAACTTTTCAATCGCTTCCTTTTTCAGATCCGGCAGCGTGTTCATGTACTCACTAAATGTCATTTTTATAAATTTTACGATTAATATTTCGTCTCTTTCGAGAAGTTTTTTGTATTTTCGCAACGTAATTAGTTGTTACGCGGTGCAAATATAAAACAAATAGACGATATAACCAAACATTTGAAAGAAATAATTATATATTTAGACTAAATTTAAATAAATGTATGGAAACAATGAATTCAATCAACGAACGCTTGGCGTACATAATTAAAAGGGAGGGACATACAGTTAGCTCTTTTGCCAAGAAGTGTGGCTTGCCGGATCCAACCGTTAGGAATCTGCTACCGAGTGCCAAAACAAATCGCCGTCCATCTTATGATATCATCGTAGCGATAATTGCTGCCGTAGACCAACCATGGTGTGACGCGAACTGGTTCGTTCTTGGAGAGCAGCCCGCGTCGGAGTCTACCGATGCGAAGAAGTTGCTTAAGATCATAGACGACCAGCAGAAAACCATCAACGAACTTCAGCGCAAGAATGGTGAATTGACAGACCGTTTGCTTTCTCTTCTCCAGCCGGATAATCGTTAATTCGGTATTCTAGTTGTTGCAAAAAACGCAATAAGTAGATGATTTTTAACCATTTGCAGCTATGCAAAGTCGGCGAAAAGTCGGTGTCTAACAAGTGTTTTTCTAAAAATGGCCTATTGATTATCAATGATTTACGGGTATGTTTTCTAGGATCTCAATTCCAGTAA